TTTATTTTTAATAATTGAACCTTCTATCCTATATGTTTGTTCAAAATGTTCAAGAATTAATAGTTGTTCTTCGTGTGAAAAATTATGAGTACATAATTTTAATGCAGGTTTTAAATAATATTCAGTTCCGTCTTTATGATGTTTTTTTCTTCTATAAATTCCGCCATCATCCATAAACCAAATTGCTAAAGCCATTGGTGAATTTATATATTTAATAACTTTGTTACAAGTTTTTATATTGTCTTTGTATATCCATTTCCCTATTATGCTTAAATATTTTGAATTTTTTATTCTCATTCTTTTTTGATTAATTATTTTGTCTTTATATTTTGTTTTTATATCATATATAACTGGTTCTTTTTTAAATAATTGAAAAGATTTTAATAAATTAGTTTTCCAATATAAATAATCAAATTGTTGTTCAGAATGAGTAATAAACATTTCACTATGTTTATAGCCTTTTTTTGTTTTATATTTATTTAATCCTGCGTCGCCTAATAAACAAGCAACTATAATTTCTCTTTCTTCTTTTCTAATCATTTTATCACAATCCTTCATAACAAGATTTTTATTTTTACACATCTTTCTTAGTCGTTAAACCTTCTTAAAATTTTCTTTAAGATTGGTAATTGATTAGCATATACATTTGTACTTATGTACTTAGCCTTCCAATTTTAACCCAATTTGCAACATATCATTTCTGATATGTGGGGCCAATATGTTAACCCAAAATATATCTGTTATAAAACACTCCAGTATACATTGCTTTATATCTAGCTTTTATCTTTTCTGATAGAGACAAGTTATCATCCATTGTAAAATGTAAATACAATAAATTTTTCTTTTCAGCTTCATCTATCCATTTTTTCTTGAACCAATGGAAAGGTGCCCCTGGGTTACAATTGAAGAAAAACTTACTTCCTTCTACTGAACATCTACCAGTTGCTTGGTTGACAAAAGACTCAGGCATTAATGCTACTTCATCAAAGAAACATGAACATAATGTAATCAATTTGTTATCGTAAAGGCTTTTTATCCTCTACTTCTTATAGTTTCCTATAAGTTCGGCATATATTTTCACCCTCGTTTAACGTTAGGTTCTCAGATTATCCTATATATAATCGTGTCGGACACTCGTGGGCAATCAAAATAAATTGATTGACATTATAAAATGTGATATTATATTCTATTCTATTATTTTATTTTATATCTTTTTAATGCTCTACTTATCGTTTTAGTGCTAACGTTTAATATTTCTGATATTTCCATTATACTAAGATTGTCTTCCAAAAATAACTTTTTCAATTCATCCTCTTTAATCTTTGAACTTCTATCTGGCAAATTACAATTTTTATCTCTTAATTTAACATTATGGTCTTTCAATACTTTAGATATAGACCAACTTGATACATTAAATAAATCTCCTATTTTTCTAGTTGAATAGCCATTATTATATAAATTTATTATTTCATTAATTTTATCGACATCAAATTTAATGCGTGTTCTTCTATATTTTTGACCTCCAGGACACATATTGTAGCCATTAGGAGTTAAAGAATTATATATTAAAATACATTCCTCTTCTAATTTATTTAATTGCTCATAATTATCTATATTTTCATATAATACTTCGCAATAAAAAATTTCTTTACCATATCTTTTTATAGCTTTATGAATTAATTGAGTTTGATTGGATTTCAATAATTTTAAATGTTGTTTAAAACGTACCCTACTACCTTGAGTAGTTTGACCTATATACACTTTGTTATTTATTTTATTTTTTATTATGTAAATTTCACCATTCACTAGGTCACCTCCTAACTATGATAAATAATAGAATAGTTTCAATCCCTATGCTCTACGATACCTACAGTCCTTTAACTCTGTAGGTTATCTCGGTATTAACATCTCAGCCTTCACCGATATTGCCCGAAGTTTACTTATACATTTCTGTATAAGGAGGCATCACTCTACCTTGAATAAGATCTTGTGACCTTTCATCTTTTCCACCGAATATATAAAAATAATTAGTAACATTGCTCTTTGTTACTATTAATAAGTTATCTGCTCTTTTATCTTGCGCAGTATATCCTCTAGCTTTCAGCATAAGCTTAAGCCAAAACAAAACATTCCTTCTAAAAGAACCAATTGTTTTACCACACATACCAGCATTTTGTCCATTAAACTTTTCCATGACAAATACAACATAAGCTAGTGACATCGATACAGTTTTTCCTGATCTTATAGCTCCATCTGCTATAATTCCATCCATATCATGTACTGGTGAACTATCCATCCACCATGTAAGGACCTTCTTTTGTTTAGTGGAAAATGGTTTGAATTTTATAGTAGCTTTTTTCACTGTATGAACTTTATTATTTTTTATTTTGGACCATTTCTTTTTTAAATTATCAAGCTTATTATTCATCGTTCCATACCTCATCTGTCGCATTGTTTAAAGCTTCTATAAAACCATCGTTTTCTACTTCTTCTTGTGTATTATCATGTTTGTTCATTTCTACTTCTAGTTTAAGCATTTCTATATCAAGCTTAGTTTTTACACTAGTAGGTAATAAGTCCATTCTATCTGATAGCCATTGTAATGCTTTCATTTTGTCTTGTAGCTTTATTTTTATTCCGTCTCTACCTTCTGATATCTCACTTATCAAGCTTCCATCTACTTCATCACTATTTTTAAGGCTTATAGTATTTTTAGTGTATGTTCCGTATTCACCCTGCATTTCCTTACTATTAAACTCTAAGTAATCTGTTATATCTGCAAAAGCTATATCTATATACTTTTTCCATAGTCTTTTACTAAGAAGCTTAGAATTTATTTCTTGTTCTTCTAGGCATTCATTGGTTAATCTATCTATTTCAATTTTTATCTTGGGATTTCTTAGACTTTTGGAACCTTCTGACATAGCTGTGGCATAACTGCATTTATATGCTCTTTGATAAGCTTTTGTAGCATTAAAGTTTTCTATATAATAAATACAGAATAATTTTTGTTTTTCGGTAAGTTTATCATTTTTTAAAACTGACTCAATATCTTCATTAATAGCTTGTTTATTTTTATCAGTTTTTTTATTAATTACGTTCCTTTTATTTTTTGGTAACGTGCCTTTTAACTTTTCTTCCCATTTATCTTGAGATTTCCATTTTCTTATCTGAGCATCTTTAACTCCAAGCTGCGTAGCAATATCCTTGAGTAAGATTTCTCCATTATTTAATTTATATATCTCAAATGCTTTATCTCTGTTTGGACTTCTTACCCTTGCCATATCACCACCTCATTATCTTTTCTATTTAAGCATCTTCCTCATTTTCATTATAAAATTCTTCAAACTCTTCATCATCAGCTATGACTCCAAAGTAATAGCACTCGTGTCCAAAATAAATATGAAATAAAGGCACAAAACAATATATAATACATTTCACAGTAGACATATTTGCTACACATCGCAATCCTTGGTCTGCTAAATATTCATTAATTCTTAGAAAATATAATACAAATGATATTAACGATACTGCTACAAATGCTAAATATATTTTAAATATCATTTTATTTGCTCCTTTTACTATTTATATTTTTATTTCTATATTTTAGCTTTCTTTTGTCCGACTTGGCTTCTATTAATTCCTGAACTAATCTTATATATTTTTCATCATTACTTACCCTCGCATGACTGGTCAATAGATACAAGTTTCTAGTTTTAGGCATCTTTTTTCTTATGCAGTTATCTATCACTGTTTTAGCGACATTAAAACCATAAATATGAGAATGCCCTTTTATAAATGGCTTCTCAGTGTTATATACAACATATCCTTTCTTTACTGCCAGTATTATGTATTCTTTTCTTTCATACACTTTCTTTGCTCCATCCGTTTTATCAAAATTTGGTATTTCCTTCATAATGTCATCATATTTGTACAATTCTTTTGGAACTTCTATTGTAGGTTTTATAACTTCATCTATTTCCTTCCATCTTTTCACCATATAATCACACCTTTTAACAAAATAAAAAAAGAACACTAAATTATTAGTGCTCTTTGTGGGAGTAATGAATCAAAGCAATTGTTTGGTATCTTTGGAATTGTAAAGAATCGAACTTTACTATGCTCCAGCAATTCCATATTGCACCCATTGATTTGGGTGCATTGGAGTTAATAATTTTAAAAAATAATAATTAAATCAAAGATCAAATTCATATTTAAAAAGTTTTTATTAAAGATATAGTTAAAATTATTTTATCGGATTATTTTTTTATTAAATTGTAATGGTTTAAGCAGTTTTCCTTCTGCAAATATAGTGTAAAACAATAAGTAATTAATAATACTAATTATGATATATAGATTTTTTTTAACACACAATATATGTGAATATTTTGATTTTATCACGGTTTACTCCGGAGGTTTTAAAGTGGTCCTCTCACTTCTACTACTATGTTTTAATATATATATTAGCTGCCTCATGGATTTGAACCACGAATATATTTCAATCATGTATAGTCGACAATTTAACACTCAATCCATATATAAACCTATAGCAACATATTGAGGGAAGAGTACCTCTACTCTTATCCCTCGAACAGAAACTTAATTTGAGTGGAATTAAGTTCTCATTTCTCCAGCATAGTGTGGTATGCTCTAAAAAAAATTACAAATTTAGGATACGTTAGCATTTCTGCTATTCTTATACTATTATAGTACCATGACTTTCCATACTTTTAGTCCGGAGTTTGTCCGTATTTTGTCCTAAAAGTGTCCCTCTAATCAAGTCTATATCTTAATTTGCTAGCTTTGTATATATTTCATCTATAAGCACTCTTGGATACATACTATTTAATGCACTTATTACTGTATCTCTTCTTAATTGGTAATATGTACTTTTACTTATATGCATTTTTTCTAATATTTCTCTTCTGCTTACTCTAACTCTTCTACTACAATATAATATTTCAAACAACTCCTTTTGTTGTAATGTAAAATTCTTAATTGCAATATCTATTCTGTTTTTTTCTATCTCTAATTCTTTTTTTCTGTATTGTAAATAATTAATTCTTTCTTCTTTTCTTATTACTTCCTGCTCTACTGTATTTGAAATATTATATGTTTTGCCTGTTTTCTCTGAGTCATAATTTATTCCACTACATCCTACATAATCATTATTTACTTTTGCTATTTCTAAGTCTATTATCTCTATGTCATCTTTTATTTTATTATATGAAAATAACTTACCTTCAACTCTTTTGTATAACTTGTCAAATTCCTCTTTCTTCATACTCCCTCAACTCCTATAATCAAACTTTTATTTAATAGTCTTGCTTAACCAATATTTCTTTATTTTAACTTTTAAATTATGTCTTTTTTCAAAAATATAATATGGTTCATACTTAAGCTGACATGTTATTATTTCATATCTTATATTAGTTCTTTTATCTGTAAAGAAAGTTGTTCGTTTATGCTTCCATATCAATTTCATTATTATTTCTCCTATAATCAAACTTTTATCTATATTTCTTCAAATTCATCCATATGTTCACATTCTCTGCAATTTAGTTCGCAATCATAGTTGCTAAATCCTAAACCTCCAAAGTATTCTAGCACTTCAAATGGAACGTCACCACAAAATAATTTATATTTATTACAATACATATCATCTGTAATTAATTTTAACTTCTCTTTTTCTGTCATATTAACCCCTCCTAATAAAACTAAAGTTTTATTTACATTTCTAATTCTAATTCAAAATATAATTTGTCATATAAATTTTGTAATATGTCTTCCATCTCATATTCATTCATATTTAAGTTATATTTTTCAATGATTTCTCTTGTATCTTCTATTCCTTGCACACCTAGAAATGACGCTAGTGCATAAGCATGGTCAGCTCGTAAATTAATAGTTATTGTTTCAACTTTATTTTTCATAATATCCCTCCTCAATTCTTTTCAATGTTCTTTGAAGTTTATATTCTAGTTGTTCTCTTGCTAATTCTGCTGCTCCTTCTTCGGCTAAATATAATATTTGTTCAATTAGTATAGCTACATCAACTATTTCTGATATTGTAGCAGTAGATATATTTCTACCTACTGCTATATCTTTAGATAGTTCTCTTGATAATTCTCCCAGTTCTTCAATTAACTTAAGTTGTTGCGATGGATTCTTAAAATTATCTGCTATTTCTTTTATAGCTCCATTAATTTCTTCTATATTCATCTATTCATCCTTTCCTAGTAACTTTTTCACATATTGTATTTCACAACTTTCTTCATCTTCAAAATCTAATTCACAATTCATACAACCTGCTCCATCTAAATCATAAGACTCATTGCAGAATACTTTAAATCTCTTGTTTATCAAATCAACGAGTTGTCTTTCTTTACAAGTTTTTCTTTTTGCTCTCATTATTCTACCTCCTCAAATTTCATAGTTATAAATTCTGAATAAGGTAATTTTTCTAAAGTGTCACAAAATACGTGCCATTCATCTAACTTATGGTGTCTTCTTTGTCTGTACATAGCTCCTAAAGTCTCATAGTTAAGGTGTACTGTTCTTTTTTGATTGTAGCTGTTAGGTAATAATTGTATCATCTGCCACCAATAATCTTTTTTATTATGTACATAATCATCTTGATAAGTATTAAATACTTCTCTATAGTAATTTAGTATCTCTATAATGTCAAACAAAGCATCTAAGCTATTGTCTAGTAAATGTTCATGACTAAAGTCGTCTAGTTCGAATTCTTTTGCTTGTATCTTATGCATTTTTGATGTAGAGTTAGCTGTAGTTGCTATTTTGTATGTGTCATATTCACTAAACCAATATAGTGGTGCAGTTATATCCATTGTTACTGTTACCATTCTATTCCACTTTCTATGCTCTGGACCAGCTAATGTTAAATTTTTAAGCAATTTATAATCATTTGGTCCTATTACATATCCTTCTTTTCCATCTTGAGTAAAATCTGATTGCCAACTATCCATTCTATCCCAACTATTCATAGGATTTCTTGCTCCTCTTATAGCTGCCTCAAATCCATACACTTCTACATTCTCAACTTTTAACATATTATTCATCCTCCCCTGTTCCTAATATATCTATGCCTGTTAACTGTCTACAGTAATTTCTTAACTTGTCCAATTGTCCAGCGACTCTACTGTGTTTAGTTTTTAACTCTTGTAATTCCTTTTCCAACATTGCATTTTCATTTATAAGTAATCTATTTTGTTTTTCTAAATAAGTATTTGCTAGGCTTAGTTCTCTATTAGCATCTAATAAGTTTTCTATTGAGTCCTCTTTAACTTCTATATCCTCTTTTAACTTACTATTTCTGTTCTTTAAGAAATCAATCATTTTGTGTAAATGTTCATTTATGCCTTGTGCTCTCTCTAATTCTCTTGTAAGGTCATTTATATATTTTCTATTTAATAACATATTTAAATCCCCCTTATTTCATCTCTTGATTAATTAGTTCATCTATTACCTCACTCAGCCTTACTACTTCACTGGTCAATCCATATCTAACATATAGACTATTTAATATTTCCCTTAATTGTTCTAGTAACATTTATATCACCCCACTTATTAAAAGCGTATTCTTGCCACTCATATATTTTTTGTAATCTATCTTCTGAATAGAAATCTTGTTCTTGATACCATTCTAATAAATTATTATCATTCTTACTTGAATTTAATCCTCTATCCATGGGTACTAAGTTCCATACTTCATGTTCTCCACCTCGATTAAGTGGTTTTATATGGTCTAAACTTCTTGTGGATTTAGATAATACTTGTCCACTATATGCACATCTAAATTCAAAGAATTTCATACAGTCAAGCCATTGTTCTTTTGTTATTCCATTACCTTGGTTTTTCTTTTGAACTTTTCTTTTATGATGACTATTAAATTTAACAATTTGTCCTTGTGGTGTTTCTCTGTATTCCTTACTATATTCCAATAAACGTTCTCTATTTTCTTGATAATATTTTTTGGATATTTTATTTAGACGTTTTCTATTTTTAATTTGATACTCTTTATGATATTCAGCTATATATTCTTTATTTTCTTGATAGTATTTTTTTCTGTATTCAATCATATGATTTAGATTATTTTCTTTCCATTGTTTATTTCTTTTTAGTGCAGTTTCTTTATTCTCTTTGTAATATTTTTTTTGATTTTCTTTTATAGTATCTTTGTGTTCTTCATAATATTGTTTTTGGTATATCTTTCTTTGTTCTGAATGATTTTTTCGGTACTCTTTACAACTTTCCAGTATCTTTTCTTTGTTTTCTTTGTAATATTTTTTACGACGTTTATTATCACATCTTTTACATTTACTTTGTAATCCATATTTTCCACATTTGTTCTTACTAAAATATGAATTATTTGCAACTAGCCATTCACCACATTTAGTACATTTTCTAAAAACATAAGGTATATTCACAAAACCACCTCTTTTCATTTGATAGTCAAATAAGAATAGGGAACTACACTGGTATTGCATAATTCCCTATTTAATTGTTATTCATCATACTCAAATATATATGTTCCTGCTACTATATTTGTTTTCCACTTCTTGTTAAGACTATCTGATACTGCTTGTCTACTTACATATAAATGTTTTTCTGCATCTCTTGTGCTTCTAAAGAAGCCTATAACTTCTCCAGTAATTGCATCTTTGGCTACTATAGTTCCTTTTGTTTTGCTCTTATGGGCTGTCTTAGCTGCTAAATCATATCTGTCTAACCATTCTAAATTACCAGCATAATTATCATAAACTAATCCATTTTTGTGAAAAGCTGTTACATCATCATAGGTATAAGCTTTATATTTTCTATCTTTTGATTTTCTTATAACTTTATCGTTTGTGTAATATATATCAACAAAGTGATATGCTACTAACCTTGCTACATTGTATTCCTTATATTCGCCTTGAAATTTAACTTTTATGAATTGTTTGTCCTTATTGCATCTTCTTTTATGTACAAAGTATGGTAATAAAAACTTACCTTCTGGTATGCTTTTGTATATTTTTTTAAATCTTCCATAGTTGCTTATTATGAATTGTCCTTCTGAACCTTCTATTGTCTTCCATATCTCATCTTTGAAAATCTCTTTTGAATAAAATTCTTTAAGTTGTTTTTTACTTGTATTTTCATCTATGATGTAATATCTCTTGTTAATTTTTCTATTCTTTGATTTGTAGCTTTGTAATGTCCCTTTTGTTTTGACAAATAATCGGCACATTTTTTCATAAGTGGTTTCAGTTTTTAAGTTATATCTTGGATCATATAAATATAACATCACATCACCCCTATTATTTAATCCCCAAGTACTCTTTTATTACTGCTATTGCTTCATCACTACCATTGCATCTAACTGCTCTATATCCGTACAAATTTAAATTGTCTAACCATTTTTCTTGTTCTTTGGTTAATCTCTTTGTTTTATCTGCTTTTAATTCTATAAATAATCCAAAATATTCTACATGTTCTGTTAGCCCCTTGTAATATTTTGGAACTAATAAACTGATATCCGGAAATCCTTTCTTCATTCCCATTTTTTTAAGTTCTGCTCCAACTCTAGGGCTTCTTTTACCTTCATTGACTGTGTGCATAAGCATGTCTAGTTCTGGATACTTAGCCTTCTGCCATTCTGCCCATTCGAAGATTATCTTTTGATGTGTTGCTTCTAAATTATTTTTCATATTTACATCCCCATACTATTTAAGTAATCGCCTATTGTTATTTCTTCAAATTTTATTTCTTTATCTTTTTTCTTTATTTGTCTTATACTAGTTTTCATTTCTTTTAATTCATTTTCACAATCAAGTGGAGTCATTTCTTTTAAGATGTTTTCACAATTTAACACTGATTGTTTATAGTAACTATCTTTTAGTTCTATACCTATTCCTCTTCTCCCCATTTTCAATGCTTGATATACAGTACTCCCTATTCCATTAAACGGATCTAATACTATATCATTTGGATTAGTCCATAATTCTAATGCTCTTTGTATAACAGTTAACTGAAGTGGGCATATGTGCTTTTCGTCTTTTTCATCTCTTGCACTATTTTTTTGAAGTGTATCTGAAGGATTTATGTCCATCCAACATGGTGATGCATATTGTTGCCATTTATCACAGGGAAATCCTTCCTCAGTATGTGATATTCTGATTTTGTTTTCTCCTGGTTTTCTCATTGTTACTAAATAATCTGGTATGCCTTGTCTACTCATTGAACTATCTTTTTTAAGTTGTTTCCATAATAGCCCTAGTGCTTTTGTTCTCTGCATTGCCACCACTGGATTTTTCCATATACATACTTCTGAATGATATATCCATTCTTCTTCTACAAAAGTTCTTATTAGCTCTCCTCTAAAATCTTTTATTCCGATTACTCCATCTCTGCATTTACTTGTAGGTAAATTCATGCAATGAAAACTTAGCAATCTGCCAGGTTTTATCACTCTATATAATTCTTTCACTAAAAATCTAAATTGTTTATGAAAACTATCATCATTTTGGCAATTACCCATATCCCTATCTGAATTTGAATAAGTATATAAACTTGCAAATGGTGGACTAAATATGCTGAAATCTATACTATTATCTGGTAATCCTCTCAAAACTTCTACGCAATCACCTTGATATAAGCTGTATTTGTCTTTTATGACTTGGTTTATTACTTTTACATTGTTCATTTCAATCCCCCTATAATTGTTCTATTAACCAATCTGGTACTATGATATCTATCTGTGGGTCATATGGAGTTGATATTCTAGTTGTTTGTCTAAGTTCTTTTTTAGTTATATCTTTTGTAAGTTTTATCATTGCATTTTGCATTTTTTCTGCATCCGCTTGTTTTCTCTCTATATTTTCTTTTATCGTTCCTTCTTTTGAGCTTATTATTATATAAACATTTACTTTGTGTTCTTGCCCAAATCTCCATGTTCTTCTTAATGCTTGATAATAATCTTCAAATGAGTCGCTCATTCCAAAGAATATTACATTATGGCAATGTTGCCAGTTAAGTCCATAACCAAATATTTTAGCTTTTGTAACCATTATTGGAACTTCTCCATTTCTCCATTGTTTTTCCCATTCTATTTTTTTAGCTGGTGAAGTACTTCCTTGTATTGATACGCATCTATCACCTAATAGCTTTGATATTTGGTCCTGCTCATAATTATAATCGCACCATATAAGCCAACTGCCATTATCTTTTTCTATAAGTTCTTCTATAATTGGTAGTTTTAAATCTATTTTTTCTTTTCTTGCTTCTCTTCTTTGAGTTAATGTTAATTTATTAGTTATTATCTCATTCCCATCGACTATGATTTCTTCAATATTTAATTCTGGTAAATCATATCCCTCTGATTGATATCCCAAGTCTGATGGATTATTTATAAACACTGACCATGTCGCCATCCATTCCCAAAATTTTTCCTCGGCATGATGTTTTAATCGCCATTGACTTGTATTTCCTCCATCATGTACAAAATACATTGATAGCATTTCTTCTCTTGTCATAACTCCTAAGAATTGAGAATGATTACCTAGTTCCATATATGAATTCGGACTTGGTGTAGCTGTACAAGCTAATCTATATGGTGTGTTTTTAAAGCTATGCATTATTTGATTTCTTACTTTACCAGTAAATGATTTTAATATTGAGCTTTCATCTAATACTATTGCGTTAAATTCTTTAGCTATAAACTTATCTAATTTTTCATAGTTAGTTATATTAATTCCGTCCGTCACATCTGAATGGCTCTCACATATATTGACTGGTATATTGAACTTTTCTCCTTCTCTTTTAGTTTGAGATGCTACTGACAAAGGTGCTAATATTAATATCTTTCCGCCCTCTTTTTTGTGTATTTGATTAGCCCATTCTAGTTGCATTAATGTTTTCCCTAGTCCACATCCTGCAAATATGGCAGCTCTTCCTTTTTTTAATGCCCATCTTACTGTATCCTTTTGAAATTCAAATAACATAGGATTAAGTTGTTCTCTATTTATATCAAATCCGACACTTTCGAATACTTGTATTTTACTTTTTATGAACTCTTCGTATTCATTCATTTAATCCCCCCATTTCATATTTACTTATCTCCACTTCTCTAGCTATATTAATAGCCATAGTTATCGCTTCATTTAAGCTATATCCTAGCTCATAGTAGAATTTAGCAAACTTTATAACCTCTTTCATCTAATCCCCTCTAACAATCTATGATAAACCTTATATAGTTCAGCATATTTGTTTTTATTTAATAAATCATGCTCTATCCTTTTTATCTCAAGTTCTTTTATCATTTTTTCTAGGTCCTGTAGCATTTGCATATTTCTTATTTGTAATCCTGTTAATTTCATTAATTTATTTCCTCCGCACTTAATAATTTTCTTTCGTATTTTTTATTTAGTGTTTCAGTTACTATCTATTTAAATTTACTAATTTACTTGCCCCTTTAACATCACCAGTTAAGAACTCAAACAGCTCATTTAATCCCCTTTCCTCTTTAAATTCTTCAATCCTTATAACAGTTATGATGTCATTTAATTTAAATTTCCCGCTAATATATCTATCTACATCATATCCATCAGATTCAGGATCATTTACCCATTCTTGGATTAAAAACTCTAAAATTTCTTGCATTCGTTTATTATCCTTTTCTTTGTTTTTATGTCCACTCGACTCATCGTATTCTATGATTAAGTTACAATCAGGGATGTAGTAATCTAATCTATAGTTTAATACAGGATACTGGCGATATATTTGCTCCTTATCAAACCACGCTAATAGTATTTTATCTATCAATAATTCTTTTCTTGTTGATGTCGCTGGTAATATTTCTAGGTTAACTTTGTCTCCTCCTAGTTTCTCTAACATATGACAATATGCTGATATATCATGTTTACTATTATTTTTAAGATAATTTATACATTCATAATTTAGTATATAGTATGGTCTTTGTTGGTTTTGTTTGTCTATGTATTCATCCTTTTTTATACCAGCATTTTCAAGTGATTTAATTTCTTTTCGTATACTAGCCATAAAGTTGTCGTGTCTTACTGCCCCTTTATTTCCTTCTTCCTCTCTAAATTTATTTATCAAGTCTACTACTTCTAAAGATGTCATTGTAATTTCTATACTTAATAAGTTCATACAATCAACTCCTTTTAAAGTAACTTTTATTTAACTGTTAATAACCTCTTTTGTTATTGGATCATAACTCCATACTCTAACTTCATCTTTTGCTCTTCCATCTATAGTGCATCCACATTTACATTGACTAATAACTTTAGCTTTATTGATTTTTATGTATAGCATTGTGCCTTGGCAATGAGGGCACACATTTTCTTTAGCACCAACAATATTTTTCATTAGTTTTCATCCCCTTAACTAATTTTCTTTTTATCTAGTTTTTTTATTGCTTCGGTTATCGCTGCATATACATTATGTTTACTCACGCCTAATATTTTGCCTGCCTCAGCTTGTGTTAGCTTTTCGCCAAATACTAACTCAACTGCATTTCTTTGTCTCTGTGTAAGGCAACTTAAATCAGTTGTTACTACATCTATATCTCTGCGTTTTCTAGTTATTGGCTTGTCCAAGTCCAATATTTCTATATTCTTTCCGTTCAAAATATCTTTTAGATTTTTCAATGCTATTTTTTCTATTCTGTGAATTTGTGCTTGACTTGTTTGTAATTCTTTTCCAATCTCTGACTGACTTTTTTCTTCGTAGAATCTTTTTATTATTACTAATTTTTCCCTTTCTGGTAGCTTCTTAATAGCATTAGGGATGTCTATTTTGAAAATTATTTGGTCCTCTGATATGTTGTTGCTTTCTAATGTTTCTGAAAATTTTACAGCCTTTGTTTTATGTTTAGATGCTTTCATTGTGCTGTCCATGGGAAGTTTGCCCTCCATAAGATGTAATGTCTTGACAACTTCTTCAATTGTTATTCCCATAATTTCTGATAGTTCTTTTAGAGTGGGTTCTCTTTGCATTTTTTCGAATTCTTTTCTAATTTGCTTGATTTGTCTATATTCATTAAAATTTTTTCTTGGAATTCTGAATGGTACATCTTCTCTATGATCTCTTATAGTATGCATTATTTTACCTATTATATTGCTTGTTGCATAAGTTGAAAATTTTATTCCTAGTTCTGGGTCATAATTTTGTATAGAATGCAATAATCCTAAACTTCCAACTTGAATTGCATCATCGTAACTTATTGCTTTACCTTTGAATTTCTTTGCTTGCTTATATACAAGCCCTATATTATCCTCAACAATGCTTGTTACAGCCTCTCTATCTCCCTTTTGAGCCTTTTCAAACAATTCAACAATATTTTTATCGATACTCATAATTACTCCCCCTATGGACCAGGGGAAATCCCCTGGAATATAATTATTTGGCATAAAATCTATAGTTTTCTATATCTGTTCCAAATTCTATTATGTTCCCTTGAGCCATTTCAACTAATCTGCTTGCCACTGCTTCATCCCAACTAACTATTTCATCAATTGACTTTTCTGTACTAATAATCATAGGTTTTTTCTTAAGATATCTTTCATTTACTATTTCAAATATATATTTTAAATCTGCATCTGTTGGCTTTCCTTTTAAAAAGTCATCTAGAAAAAGAACTCTTGGTACTTTGTACTTATCCATTTCTCTTATAAAATTTGTTTCATCCATTACTGACTGTTTAAGATTTATTAACATAGTTGTATATAGTTCATATTTGCAAAGTACATTTTTGCCAATCAAATTAATCATTGTTGCTGCTCCTAAATGTGTTTTACCTACTCCAGGTCTACCTGTAATAATTAAGCTTGAATTTGTATCAAGGAAATTATTGCAATAGTTTATAGCTTTATCTCTCGCCGCTAATTGAGTTTCATTATTCACTTTATAATTTCTAAATGTTTTATTCTTGAACACTTCATCTAATCCACATTTTTTTAATTTTTCTTTGGATTCAAATTTATCTTTACATTTGCATGGCACTGCTTGCCCTAAATCATTAAATGTATAATGTAAATCCCTACATATAGGGCACTCATATTCTTTTATATCATCTCTTTTAGGGATATTATTAACTCTCTCCATTAATATCTTTTTAAAAGTTTCATTCATCTAATCACCCCATATATTTTCATCTAGGCTATCTAATAATTTATTACTTTCTTCCAATCTTCTTTTAAACTCAGCATCATCACATTGTTTTTGTGTTGCTGGTATAAATTTCTTAGTTTGTGAAATACTTTTAGTAGAAATGTTTTTAACTAAATCTTTTTCCACTGCTTCTATTACCCACCTTTTAATAGTTAAGTAGTGGTTTTTATATTTCTTCCCAGTCTCTTCTATATACTCGTCCAATTTTTCTATAACTAAATTAAATTTATATTCATCTAATTCATTTAGAAGCTTTTCTTTTTCGTTATCTGTTAGTAATACATGGTTATAATTACCATATTTATGCTTTATTTTTTTTTTATCTTTATCTTTATCTTTCTCTTTATCTTTATCTTTATCTTTCTCTTTCTCTTTCTCTTTCTCTGTCGGACATTGTCCGGACAAAAGAGGGACATTGTCCTCGCTTTGTCCTTTTGCTCTTTGAAGTCTTTTCTTTTCTGCCCATTTAGATTCAGAACCTATCATATTTTTAAGTTGAGTTAAATATATTTCTCCATTTTCCAATATTTCAATTAAGCCAGTCCTTTTTAATAATTCCATAGCTACTATTACTGTATCTTGATCTACTCCAGTTATTTTAGATAATGTTTTAACATCATAAGGTATTAACATTTCACCAACTTTTCTAATAAGTCTACCTTCACTATTCATAGCTTTAAGGCATAATTTCAAATAAAAATTGCTATAATATACTCCTTTTTCTTGCTCTTCTATCCAAGATATAACATCTTCCTCAAAGAAATCTTCTTTGAGTTTTATCCAGTAATATTTTTTATCTGACATAGTCACCACTTCCTTAACTCAAGCTGTTTTTATATTCATTTTCATTAAATGTAATTCCATATAAATTTATATCTATATAAGATTGAATGTAATAATATAAATTTTCTTGAATATATTGGAATACTAAAGATTTTGTATGTTTGTCACATTCAAGCTGCTTATCAAATATATCTATAAGATTTTCAAAGGTTTTTATTCTATTTTCTGCTTTTCTTAAAGTACTTTTATCTGTAAATTCATACAAATCCATTTTTACCACTTCCTTTGTTTGTTTTCTAATTACAATAAACTAACTTGTCCTTCTATATTACTTTCATCAGTTTCAGTAACTTCATCTAAGTATCTCCATACAAGTTTTTCTCCTGTTATTGGATGTTTGCCAGAAGTTTTATAAATTTTTCTACAACATCTGCTTATTCCTCCATGATCTACTCCTGTTTTTTCTTGAGCTTCTCGTGTACCCGAAAATATTTCTCCAGTATTCATACATATAATTTTTTTACTATGCATATCCATATCTGTCTTTTGATGTTTTTCTTATTTTTGATTTTCCTGTGTGCTTATAATTAAGACTCTTTACTCTACCTAAATTGCTAACTTGGTATAGTCCCTCATAACCTTTGATATCTTTCCAAATTTCTTCCACAAAACCACCTTCTGAATAATTAATTTGCAACTTGTTGCATGTTTTCATATCCATTACACATAAAGTCATACTCATCCTTAGTCATATTGACTACATCTTTAGTAAATTTTTTGAATACATGTTTCTTAACTGTATCTTTATCTATTCCTTTACTATAAGCTATTGCATATAATCTACTTATTTGTTTTTCTGATAACTTGTTGGTCCATCTATCTGGTGTATCTAACTGACTAGGCTTGTCCTTATCGTGTTTATTAGTAGCATCACTATCTTTTGTATCATCTATTGCAAATAGCCCGTTTAAAGCATATTTTCTAGCATATGAACTGACTGACCCCGTAACCTGTGCTAAATCCATTCCTTTTTTTGTTTCGTCTTCTCTAGCTAATGCCTTAACTTCTATCTTTTCTCCTTTTTCAGTATCTACAAAAGTTGCCGTAGCTTCTAAATAATATCTATCGCCTATCTGTTTTATTTCATCTGATAAAGTAACTGTAGCTTTATACTCCAGTAATAAAGGTTTTAATCCTTCTAATATATCTTCACAACTTCTGTAGTTGTATTTCCCAAAGTTGTTATATTGATTTTTAGGTGCTTTTAATTTACTTTGTATTGCCGATAACTTTTCATATAGATTCATTAGTTTCACACTCCTTAGTCTTCTCTTGTTTTATAAAGTCTTTATACGCTTGCAAATATCCCCTGTCATATATTGTCAAAGGACTGTTATCTATCTCATACTTTTGTATATATTCTTCAAGTTCTTCAATAGGTTTATATCCTTCTAAACATTCCCTTGCTCCATCAATAAAACCCCATGCTTCCTCTGCATTATCATCGTATTTATTGGTGTACATTGCATAAAGTAGTTTATTTTCAAAAGTCGGCTCTTGATTTAAATAACTATCTCTAATTCTCATATTTACACCTCTTTTGTTATTGTGGTATAATTAATTTAATATCAATTTCCATTGGTCCTATTTTATAGGGCCTTTTTTATATTCCCATGTAAGCATCTGCTCTATTCTCTTTCATCTTCATCTGCTTCCTCAAGGGCCCTTACTTCTTCTTGCATCATTGCATCTATTTCCTGCAATATTTCTTTTAGGAATTTAATTTCTTCAACCTTTGACATTTTATAAATACGATTTACTTCTTCGTTATTTATAACTTTTTCTAAAGCTGAAATTCTAGATTTTAAATTATATATAGTTTCATCTAATATCCAGTTCATTTATTTATCCTCCTTTAATTATTAGATATTTATAAATTTAAAGTTAAAATCAAATGCATTTAATTTTTCAACATTCCCTTTCGTGTCTTCTACAATTGCATATAATTCATTTTCAGATTCAAACCACTTATGAAAATAAGCTATGAAACTTTTATTATTAGGTGTATCGCTATCAAGCTCTCTATAACGATTTATTTCTATTACTTCAACTTTTCTTAGTCCATGTTCTTTATAGACATCTTCTTTATAAATAAAACATTTTCCATTTTTATCTATACTTTCCAACCCTACTTTTTTGCAAAATTCATATATTTCATATTTACAAGTATTGCATATATTTTTCATTTATTAATCCTCCTTATCATCTAAGTTGTATATCTTTTCTTCAATTTTCTTAATGATTTCTTCTAATTTAATGTTCTTTTCTCTTTCTGCTGCACTTATCATTTTCCAGTAAGAAACTTGAGATTCTAAAAATTTTTCGTATGCAGTTTTTTCTTTCTTCATTTCAAATCCCCCTTTAATATTCAAAACTTAATTGACCATTCAATCCTTGTATCGCATACACTAACATCTCACTAGGTTTCCAATTTTCTATATATTTAAGTGCATCATCATAATTTTTTTGAGCAATATTTTTATAACTGTTAACCTTAAATGAAGTTTTTAGATCTCTATAAAATTCTGCAAATAGTTTTTTGCTTAGTTTCTTGTATGCTTCTGTATGTTTTCCACCTAGTAAATATACAGCTCTTGTACTTATTGCATTTCTTAGGTTTTCAGCTAATTCATAATCTACTGTCATCTTATTTTCTATACCAGTTACTCTTTTTTCTATCTCCTGTTGTTTCTTATCCAACATTAATATTGCTCTTAATTCAGTTGATATGCCTTTGTATGGATCTTCTATCATTTCATTAAATTTTTTAACATATCTAGCAGTAAATACTATCCCTTTTTCTCCAGTCATTTTATTAGCTAAAGTATCACATCCTAATTTCGTGCATTCATAACACTTATTTATCTTTCCACTTTTATCTTGATAAGTGCTTTCTATGAAATATTCACTCACCACCAATTGGGGGTCAGCTTTTAAAACTTCAATTATCCCCTTTCTATCTTTACTTCCTTCTAACATTCTTAATACTTCCCAATGTTCCTTTTCCATCATCTTTGCTACTTCATAACTAGGTATTGTTTGTACTGCTTGTCCTTCATTATTTTTTAAAACTTTGCAACTGTTATATAAATCTGACATATACTATTCCCCCTTATTTATTTTTCTTAATACCATATCTTGAAATTTAAAATATTCTTCCCAATCATTTTCTGCCTCACCTGTTCTTATAAGATTACAATAAATCTTAAGTATCCAAGTTACTGACATTTATTACTCCCCTCCTTTTAATCCATTTGGTCTAGCCAATTTAAAAATGATTCTGTTGGAATTTTATATCTATTTCCTATTTTTATTACTTTGAACAGATCTCCAGTAGCTAGTGCTTGTCTTACTAAGTTGTAAGCTGTTTTTTGAGATATTTGTAGTATTTCTATATTAACCACACTCCATTGACTGTTAAAACTTTCTTCATATTCCATCATCCCCCTAATGATTTTATTTTTCTACTATGTTAAAATTTCACTAAACAATTCGTGTGATTGAATCGCTAAAAAAAATTTTATTGATATCTGAATCTGGAAAAGCTGCTTTAAATTTAGTTAAAAAATTATAGCTTGGATTTCTTAAACCTAATTCTATTTTAGAGTACAGGCTAAGTGTTACTCCTATTAATGCTGCCATATCTTTTTGTGATAAATTTTTGAGATTTCTAAAATCAACTAAACTATTCATTATATTCACCTCTCTTATTATTTATTACACTTTTTGTGTTCCTTATATTTACATAGTACATCACACTTTCTGTGTTGTCAATAGTATTATTACACTTTTTGTGTTTTTTATTCTAAAAAACCACATCATGTGTTAAAATATTATTGGGAGGAATAAATAAAATGGATAAAGTTTTTGGAAGAAGATTGAAAGAATTAAGAGAAGAAAAAGATATGAAACAATCTGATTTAGCTAAAATATTAGAATGCTCAAGTAGCGCAATTGGTATGTATGAACAAGGTCGAAGATATGTAGACTTAGATGGTTTAAAAAAAATCGCGGAATATTTTGATGTTTCTGCAGATTATCTTATTGGAAGGACTGACATAAAAAAAATTGAAGATTTTCCTCCAGAAGTTAAGAGAGTTGCAAATTTATTTTCATCTATTGAAAAATCTAAAGCTGATAGTTTAGAAAAATTGTAACATAAAAAATATCACTATCAGCGATATTTACGACTTAAACTGACATAATAATAAAAACTGTGGATTAATCAAATATATTTTGAAAGGTGAAATAATTTTGATTAAAACAGCAAGAAAAAACATAAATTAACACAGAAGGAACTCGCAGAACGTTGTAATTTGTCGCAAAGTTTTTTGAGTGAATTAGAAAATAAGCTTTATGTAATGTAATTGCAAAGGCTAGGGATTGACTTCTCTAGTCTTTTTATGTCGAACGATTATTGGAATATTTTTTTAAAATACAGTTGACGGCTTTTCCCTTAAGGACTAGTATTATAGTATAAATAGTAAAGGAGGTGATAAAGATGAAAGATGAAGAAAAAAAGATAACAGTTAGAGTTAGTCCTGAACTTTATAAAAAGTTTAAGATAAAACTTTTAGAAAATGAACGGACGATGAAAGAAGTTGTAACAGAATTCATAATTAAATATGTTGATGAAAGCAAATAAAAAGATACCCTACCGCCCTAGGAAAGCATAGGATATCTTAAACAAATGGAGACTTAATCAAAATCTCTATTTACATTATAACAGTCTCCAAGATAAAAAACAATTGGAGGTTTAGAGTATGAAGGATTTAATACCAGTAAAATTTAATGAAGAGGTAGTTATAACTACTAAGATGTTGGCTGAGGTATATGAATGTGAAGTAAATAATATAAAGCAAAATTTTCATTATGCTAAAGAAAAATTTGTGGAGGGCAAACATTATTATGAGCTAAAAGGTAATGATTTGAAGGATTTTAAAAGGTTAATAGAAAATTCTAACCAACCTCTATATAAAGAAATTAAATTTTCACCTAAATTGTATCTTTGGACTAAAAGAGGTGCAAGTAGACATTGTAAAATGTTAGGAACTGATAAAGCATGGGAAATGTTTGATACATTAGAAGAAAATTATTTCAATCCAAAACCACAATTAACAAAACACGACCAAGCAATATTAAATATAATCAATTCAAGAACAGATATAGAACAAGCCATAGCAATCAAAGATTTTGAAAAAGTAGTAACTGAACCACTACACGATGAAATAAAAGTATTAAAACCTAAAGCACATTATACAGATATAATTTTACAAAATAAAGGATTAATCAAAGTAACATCAATAGCAAAAGATTATGGAATGTCTGCTCAAGAGTTCAATAAATTACTTTGTGATTTTAAAATACAATATAGATTAGGTAATCAATGGTTTTTATATAAAAAATATCAAAATAAGGGATATACTCATTCTGAAACAGTAAATTATAAACATAAAGATGGTAGAGATGATGTGAGTATTATAACTAAATGGACTCAAAAGGGAAGATTATTCTTGTATGAGTTTTTAAAAGAAAAAGATATTTTACCTATAATAGAAATAGAAAAAGATTTATAAAATTAAAGTAGGCTACTCTTTTGAGTAGTCTATGAGGAGGATGATTAATAATTGTTTTATGCTTATGACGATTCAAAAAATAGAATCAATATAAAAGATGCTGTTAAAGGAAATAACTATTATTGTCCTTGTTGCCACGGAAAATTAATACTAAAGAAAGGAATAGTGAATCAATGGCATTTTGCTCATAAAACAAAAGTTAATTGCGATGACTGGTATGAAATGAGTGAGTGGCACAAGTATTGGCAAGAACATTTTCCTGAACAATTTAGAGAAATTGTCTTAAATGAAGAAGGCGAGAAACATAGAGCTGATATAAAAGTAGGGAATTTAGTCATAGAGTTTCAAAAATCTCCTTTGAAATCTCAGGATTTTATCGAAAGAAGTACATTTTATAGTAAAAATAATAATTTAGTTTGGGTATTTAATGTTATGGATAAAGAAATAAGAGATATAACAAAATATCCGAAAAATCCATATGAAAAACTTTATGAGTGGAAATGGGCTTATAAGTTTGGTAACTTTCATATCCCTTCAAATGTCGATTTATTTTTCCAAATTGGAGAAAATATAATAGTAGCTCATATGAGGAATAAATACAACAAAGGATTTAAGTATTTTATAGGTATTCCATTTTCAAAATACGATTTTATGGAAGTTTTAAGGGATAAATATAAAAAATCTAAAAAACTAAGAAAAGAGAAAAAAGTGTTTGAAATATCGCATGAGAAAAAAGTGTTTGAAGTATCGTATGATAAATTTCATAAGTTTGCACGAGAGAATGGATATGAATAACAAAGAGGAAATTGTATAATCAAATAGAATTCTAAAATATAAATTATTAAGGGGATGTTATTTATGAATAAAAAATTAATAAGCATTTTAACATCATGTATATTAGCAGGAAGTTTAATGGTTGGATGTAGTGAGGATACTACAAAGAATTTAGATGAAAAAGGAAAACAAGCATTAGCCACAACAAAGAAAGAAGAACATGACTATAAAAAAGTAACTGAATTAACCCTTAGCAATGATTATGAGGATGAATATGTTGAAATAACAGGTACAGTTAAAGAATTCAAAACTGAATATAACACTATGATAATTACTTTAGATTTTGAAAAAGCAATATTACCAGTATATGTACACATCCCTAAAAACATGGTTGATGTTAAATTTGAAGTTGGCGATACAATAATAGCATACGGAAGATGTTGCGGACTTAGAAAAAGATCAGATGAAAAATACTTCCAAATTAATGCTTATTTCTTAAGCAAGACTCCAATAATTAAAAAAGAACAATCAAATCAAAATAAAGAAAATAAAACTAATAGTAAATCAGCAGATAATAATAAATTAGAGAACAATAACCAGTCAACAAATACAACTAAGAAAGTTCAACAAACTAAAAATAAAACAATAAATGAAGAAAAACAGCAAAAGAAAAAAACTAAACCATATGTAGATGAAAAAAATAACGTATATGTCGATGAAGATGGTAATCGTCAACCATTAGTAAAACATGATCATATGACAGAAGAGTATGATAAACAACCCAAATGTCCAGAATGTGGTTATCCAGTAGATGATTGTCACTGTAATGGTGATGGTAATACAGTTGATGAAGAAGATGATAATTATAACTGGGACTACTACGATGAGCCTATGGATGAGGATAGTTGGAATATTAATAATGATGAACAACAGGAACAAGAAGAAACACCTGCACAACAAGATAATAACCAATCACAACAAGACGATGAAGAAATCCTTAAATAAAAATAAAGCTGGTAAGGAAATTAATCCCTACCAGCCTTTTTATTATACTTTCTTTACATATTTATCAGATGCAGTTATATATAAACCTGATTCTAAGCGATACATAGGAGTACTTCCGTTTTTAGCATCTACTGTATCTATTACTTGTAAATGTTGCCCCTTCTTAACTGTAGTAACTGGATCTGCATCCCAATCTGCTACTTTTCTTATATTAAGTTTATCAAGTGTTACTATTTCAAATTTTGTTGCCTTAGTTTGTTCTTTCTTAGGTTCTGCTTTTTTCCCTTCTACATAGTTCTTTACATCTTTTATGAAATGAGCAAACCCATCAGGAGAACATCCATATCCCCAAAATGCAGTACCTGGACAAGTTTTGGCACTTCTTGAAGGATTATATTTTCCTAAGTAAGTACCACCAGCAGTAAACCAGCAATGTGGTCTTATGTGAGTGGTATTCACTGGAATATCAAATCTCTTGCATAATTCACCATAAAGATATATTACTGCCTTCTTTTGTGCAGCAGTCATTTTATCTTTACCCTTATCGAAACAACCATAAATCTCAATACAAATAGCATTAGTATTCCAACCTCTAATTCCTATTGGAGTAGAATTAAGATTTCTACCAGTTGTTATTTTACCATCAGGAAAAATATTTAAATGTTGGGCTATGTAATGTCCATGCCCGTCACTATCATGCCATGTAGATTTTCCATAACTATCTAATGATTGAGTTCTGCCAAAATGTGGTTCTGCAAATACTTTTTTATCTGTCTTTTCCCAAGTACTGTAGTTAGGTAAGTCCATATGATGTACTTGTAGTTTTGTTATTGTTCTAGTTACCTTTTGCTTAGATAACCATTCCTTTACATCTTTTTCATTTTCTAATAATGTGAAACCATTTTGAGTTTTCATTATTTATCACCTTCTTTATTTTCAATTAAATTTTTAAAAGCTTGATGAAGTCCTACAGAACTTAAACCACTCAACATTCCTCCTAGTAATACATTTACATTAAAATAGCCTGCTATAAAGTAGTTTAAAACCACTCCTATGCAGGCCATGATTAATGGTATATATTTATTAGGTATAAAATCTAAACTTGTTTTTATTACATATCCAATACAACAACATACTAATATTACTGCAACTACTAAATAGTTACTTACAACACTTAAATCTAACATTTATCTCTCTCCTTTTCACTCATTTTAATATGTTCTTCTACTATTGCCATCCTTTCCACAAGGTCATTATGGCGATTTACTCTATCTGATAAGGTTTCTATGTCTTTCTTTAAATCTTTAATTTTTTCATCCATAATAGCGGTATGTTTATTGTTACTAAAATACGAACCAGCTAATGTTCCTATTAATGCTAATATTGCAACAATTATTTCTGTATTCATAGACAACACCTCTATTCTTAACTATGTTTGACTCTATCTTTTAACTCATCTTGTTTGGCATCATTAAATTGTTTCACTTCTGAAAGATAGCCAGTTATCCTTCTTATTCTTTGGAATGGCATTGATTTTACCTCATATTTCAAATCAACATAATCACCATCTAATTTTACTGTAATATATTTAATTTGTTGCCCCGGATTTTTCTTTTGAACATAATCTATATATGCTTGTTTCTCTCTTTCATCTAATTCTACTGTGCACCCTTCTTCATTCCAGCAATGAAAATCCATAATATCACCCCTTTTTTTACATTAAAAAAGGACTTAAAATTAATTAAGTCCTTTAACTTTCTATATTGATTTATAAAGTACAATTATCCCTATTATAGACAGAATACCTATTAATATGCCTATTAAACATAATACTAATGCTATATATAATAAAGCCATGCCAACACTCCTTTTTATTTAGAGTATTAACATGACTTCATTTTTATAAACATTTTTCTTACGCAATTGATTCAGATTGTGTAGTTTATAATATTAAATTATGAACTAAAGTGTATTAACTATATATGTATAATTTGGTATATATTCATTCATATTAAAATCTATAGCTTTTAATATAATTTTTTTGTTATATACTTCACAAATCCAACCTTCTATTATATCTTTATCCAATATTTTGTTTCTATCTTTGTCTACAGCATATCCAGTAGAAGGACAATGTATTACAGTTTTGCTTAATCTATTTTCATTATAAACATTAATATCATATTTAGGCAGTTGCTCTTCACATTCAAATGTATAATGCGAATGACCAGTAAATGCTATTAGATTTTTGGGGAAATAATTATAGATGTTGTTTCCAATCTCATGGTCTTTTGTAAATCCATACACTTCACCATTTCTCATACCTGCTTTTCCTTCCCAAGAAAGATGTTGGATTAAAAATACTCTTTTATTTGTCACATCTAAAGTTTGTAAATAAGGCCAAGCATCGTTATAGTTGTATGGGGGATTGCAGTTGTAATCAATAGATAAAAATATAAACATATCATTACCTTTATTAAAAGAGAAATTTGGTTCATGCCCAAAGTAGCTTTTCCATTGTTCATTAGTTAAATAAACGTCATGATTTCCTCTTACGGCATAAAAAGGTTTAGAAAAGTTTAAAGTACTCATTTCACTTTTTAACCAATCTATATGTGCTATATCATCAGTTGTAATATCTCCACAACTGCAAACAAAATCAACATCTGAATTATTATAATAGTTTAGAACCTTAATCATTTTACTCTGACCATGATATGCTTCAGCACAATGATTATCACTAACTACACCAAATTTATATAATAATTTATCATCACTTTCAATTTTATTGATATTGTTAGCCATAGTTTGGAAAGTGTCTGTATTACTAGTATTTATTCCTTTGTCAGTAATAGCACTAGCAATTAATTTCTTTCCATTACTGACATTTTGAAAAACCTCTGTTAACCCTGTTGCGTTTTTACTTATATTTAAATTATTATAAGATTCAACATTTATATTTGAATTATCTGTATTGCTTAAACATATATAGACATAAGGATAATCTTGGGATAACAATATATCTAATAGTTTCTTCTTATGTGATTCTAATGTGTCTTTTGAGAATAAGCATATATTTTTAAATGTTGATGAAAAATACACTTCCTCGCCTTCATATTTAAGCCATTTTTTGACAGTTTTATCACTATTTATCACTGCAAATGATACATTAATTGTATTCGCATTTAGTGAGACATCATCAAAATCTTTAGAAATCGGGTCTTTTGTTCTTATAAATAAATTTGAATCTATTTTCCCCAATTCTGAACTGTGGAATGTTCCTTGTTCCCACAAATTTATACTATTTTTTGAACTAATACCACCATATAAAGCATTATTTATATTTTTAATTTGTGTTCTTATTGAATCTCCAATATTAGAATATACAACTCCATCATCACCAACTCTACCATCTATTAATTCAGCATCTCCAGTAGTACTTCCTTCTTTAAGTGAAGTGAAAGTATCTATTCTAGCTTTCTGTGTTTGTATATCATTTTTAACACTCGTGTCATCATAATTTTCTAAATTAGTTAATTTATTTCTTTCATCAGTTGTCATAGTTTTCTTCGCAAGATCTTTATATTGTGCAGCAACTTCATTTATAGAACCTTTAACAGTTTTAGCAGTTGTTGTTAGTTCCTCAGTGCCTAAATCAGTTTTAATGGTATTTATATCAGTTTTTATTTCAGTATCATCATAAGATGTACCAGTCCCATTTTTTATAGCTTTAGTGTTAGTGTCAAGTGCTTCCTCAAATTTATTGATTATGCTTGCTGATAGTATATCACCATCTTTATGGATTTCTCTGATATAGTTGCCTTCACTATCGAAAGCATTTTTTATTTCTCCGGTCGCTAATTTGCTTAATCCTAATATAGCCTTACCCATAGTTGCATCATCACTTACAAGAGGCTCACATACATGCAATTGTTTTGATACAATAGGCATGGAAATCATACTTGTTTTTTCTTCGTCTAATAATGATATTTGAAAATCATAATCACCTACTTCTATTGGATCATCTATAAGATCATCAGTTATTGTAAGTATTGCTTGACCTCCATCTGTTGGTTGTATTGCAAATGTATATTTTATTTCAGCATTTTTATATAATCTAACTTGGAAAAAACTTGCATTAGTAATCAATATAATATTGTTCATATCGCCTTTGTTAAATCTATATTTGTTATTTACAATTGTAAAATACAATTCAATGTTTTTATCCAATCTATATAAATATATGTCTTCATCTAAAGTTGCTTTATTTTTATCAATCGTCATAACACATTTTTTATAAATCATCTTAAATACCTTCCTTTCAAAATAAAAAAGAGAACTAAAAATTTAATTTTAATTCTCTGCTTATTTATCTATTTTATCTGTGGATTTTAATTCTTCATTTTCTTTTTTAAGTTTATCTATTTGTTGCTTATATATTTCACATTGAGCTTGAAATAGTACTTTTTGATGATTAGCTTGTGCCAATTCTTGTTTATATATTTCAGTTATTATATTTATTGCATCCATTCAATCACCTCCTATTCAGTATAAGTTACTTTCATTGTTACACTACCACTACATACTGCATAGCTACTAGCATTATAAGCGGATTGAATACCAAAGCCTTTTATAGTTCCGTTTGAAAGTGCATTAAGTATAGTACTATTAGTTATAGTTAACTTTCCACTATTACCAACTGCGATACTAACACTACCACAACTTGAACCATATGAAGGTTTTCCACTCGGTCTACTTGTATAGTTATGAGTTTTCACTACTATTGGAACTGCTGCATAAGAACCACCGGATATTCTCTTAATAGTAAGTTCAATTTTACTAATACTCTTACCTTTAAATTGGTTGAATTGAGTACCAAAGAACCAGCATCCATTACAATCGCCATAACCATAATCACCTTGTCTTGCAGTATTATCTTTCTTCCAGTTGTTGTATTTACTACTTCTATAAGTATCACCACTGTTAGATTTTATTGTTACAGTTTTTGTAGTTGTTGGAGTAGGAGCTGGGTTGCCGTCTGTAGTTTGATTACCCCCTTCATATGTAACACTAGTAGGGGCTATTATTTGACCTGGTGAACTTACATGAGTATTGGATTTATTACCTCCACATTGTGGACTATTTGCTATTGTAATTAATCCCCCACTTACTGCTTCAAATCCATATTGGCTACATACACCACTAGATTGCGCAGCGTGTATTCTACCTCCTGCATTTGCTCTAAAACCTATATCACAGTTTATAAATTGTACATCCTTATAGTATCCATTAGCATAAGAATCACAAGCAACACCAACAATTGTAGTGGCACTACCGGAAGCATTATCACTACCATATATTTTTAAGCTATATCCATTAATTGGGGAATTTTCTTGTCCAACTAAACTAGCAGTTCTACTGGCAACTGCACAACCTGTGCTTGGATGTATTACACCAGTCTTAGCAGTTTCAAATTTCATATAGCCGCCATATACATTCACTTTAGTACCACTTGTATAATTTCTTATATAGCCATACACTGCACTACCATCTAAGTATAAGTTAATTCTGCCACTAATAAAGTATTGGAAATCTATATTTTCATATATATCTTCCTGTACCCATATATCTACTACTTTTCCATTTAGGAATTTAGGTAAGGCTTCTAATGCCCCGGTTACTGTGGCAAAAGATACACCGTCATATAATTCATTATCATCACTACCACCACTATTAATTGATATTTGTATATTATCTTCCAATGTGCTTGGATATTGAGCACTGTTTATTTTATTGGCTGTAATTGTATCAGCAGTAAGTTCCCCTTCAACCGAGAAACTATCCCCGATAACTTCGGAACCTTGTATTTGTGCTCCTACTATATTACCTTCACTATCTACACTAAAAGTATTACTTTGATTTTTAAAAGTACTACCTATTATAGTTGCTCCTTGAATAGTACCATTACTCAATATACCACCTAACATTGTAATTCCATCACTTTCAAGTTTAAATATATCTGTTCCTTTACACTTCAAATAAAATCCAGTAGGTGACATATGAGTATAACTATTATCATCAATACTAGTATGTAATACCTTAATCCCACTTGCATTCTGTTGTATTATACCCATATCAAAACCATCTGTAAATTTTGCAGTAAGGCTGTTTGCAGTTTGTTCTACCTTAGATACATCATTTCTAATAGTTCCTAGTGAGTCATTAGTGGCATAAGTATTACTCACTGTTGTTTTGAATCCATCTAATGATTGCTCAAGTTGTGATGTCTTAGTATATACTTGTTCTAAAGTAGGTGTAGTATATTTTGTTTCAGTTGGATTTTCAAAGTCTAATTTAAAACGTAGCCAGTACCAATAACCTTTTTCAGCAGTAGGCATTGTTGCAGTCCATTCTCCACCAGTTTGTGTTGTGTTACTAGTTGATTTATACCATTGTGGTGTACTGTTTACAAGGGATTGACCTTTTTCCCCTGGGTCACCTTTTCCTCCTGGTGTACCTGGTACACCTTGTTCCCCTTGTTGTCCTTTATCTCCTTTATCTCCTTTTGCCCCTTGTTCACCTTTTATTTTACTCCATGTGTATGCAGCAACGGACTCACTATCATTATTGTTTGTATCGGTGTAAACTCCTATATATGCTCCCGGAGTTTCGCCTTTATTTGCAGTAAAAGTTTTACCTGCATCGTCACTATATTTTATGTGTAGGTAGTAAGTTTTCCCGTTAGTACCATTAGTTCCAGGTATACCTTGTTCACCTTGCATACCTTCAAATCTACTCCATGTATAAGCAGTATAATCTGCACTATCATTTGGGTTATAATCAACGTATGTACCTATATAAGTACTTGGAGTTTCACTCATTGGATTACCGTTTGCGTTGGCACTGTATTTTATATGGAAATATGTTGTTTTACCATCTTTACCTGGTGTACCATCTTTACCTGGTGTTCCTGGTACCCCTTGTTCACCCTTCTCACCTTGTATACCTTGTATACCTTGTATACCTTGGTCGCCTTTTTCCCCTTTAATGTTACCACAATCTACCCAGTCATTTTTACTTGTTGACCAAGTGTATAAAGTACCATTAACAGTATAGCAATCACCAGGATTTCCTGTTGGGTGTGCTTGTTTTAAGGCTTCTAATGAAGGGTATTTATCTAATATATTTACACCAGTACCGTCTTCACCTTTGGCACCTTGGATACATACTGGAGTAGAATATGTTGTTGTGCCATTTACTTTACCATAGTTAATACGTTGCCATATATATTTTCCTTCTTGCCATTGTGGAGTTGTTGTTGACCAGCTACCACCTTGTAATGCACCAGAACTAGTTGATACATAATATTCAATGGTAACACTATTAAGAGTTGAACCCATTGAACTAATAGTTTGTTCGTGTTTATCCACTGTGTCTTTTACACTATTAAAAGCATTTTTTAAAGTGGTAGTTGTGCCCTCTTCTTCTATAGTGGTATTAGTTATTAATGTTTCAATTTTACCATTAGCTACTCCTATATTAGTTGTATTAGTAGTTACTTGTGTTTGCAATTTACCCATATCTCCAGTAGCAGTATCTACCTTAGAAGACAAGCTATTAAATAACACATCTAAAGTTTGGTTTTTATCATCAAATTTTATTTTACTTGATTTTAATGTATAACCACTATCATTCATAGTTGAAAATAAACTTGCAATATCAAGTTTACCTGCACTAATATTGGCATTGTCGGCCACTTTAGCATTTACTATTAATCCATCTTTTATGGCATCACTTGATTGAATACCATTTTGGTTAATAAGTTGCCCTTTTCCATCCGTTCCATATAGAACAAAGGTAAAATCACCAGTGGCATCTTTTCCTATTTGTATACGTACCTTACCAGTACTGTCCTTAAATTGTTGTAAATTACCTTGCAGCAACATTGAGCCATCATCACTTTGAATACTTACATTATTAGTATTAATTATACCTGTATTAATTTTGTTGGCACTAACAGTATCAATCATAGCGTCTTTTATTAGTGCATTCTCAATAGTTGTATTTTTTGATGTCAATAACAAGTTTTGTATATCTTTTATAGTGGCACTATTACCTATTAATACCCCTATATGAGCTAAGTCTGCTTGTAAATTTTTTATAGTAGCATTAACTGCATCTAAATTACCTACATCTAAATTATCAATTTTGGCATTAACGGCTGTAAAGTTTTTAGTAGTAAGGTCTTTGAACTCACCATAATCCGCTTTTATTTTCTCTGCTTCCAACTCAATTACTTTTAACTTTGGTACGCTTTCTCCGTCTAATAATAGATTACCTTCATCATCTATATATAGCCATGGTGCCTTTCCGTCTTTTGTAAGTGTTTCCAATATTTCTTGCAAGTTTTGTGGAATTTTAGTATCAGGGTCAGTTTGTAATGCTTTTGTTTCAGGGTCACCACATAAATCAGTTATAGTTTGTTTAGCAGTTTCCATGTTGTTAGTTGCGTCTTGTAGTTCTGCACTCATCTCCTCTGTCATTTCTTCTGTACTTAATGCTTGCATTAATACACCAACAATTCTATCCATAGCCTCATTATAATCTTCTCCGGCTTGTTGAATATCACCTATTTTGGGATCCTCACATTCTTCGTCTTCTATACCTTCAACTTGCACATCAATTCTATCTTGGTCATCTTCTACAGTGTCAGGTACTTCATAATACGTATCATCTTCTGTAGTATCGTCAGAAGCAGCTACAGTAGCTACTTCTGGTTCCTCTGCAAATTCTTCCATATCCTCATCTAGTGTTGGCCATATAATTATCTCACCGTCATCATCATATACGGGTCTGTCTACACGCTCTTGTCCATCACCTATCATATATTCACCTCCTATCCTATCATAAATCTGCCTACAAATAATATATTCTTACTTGATAGGTCTTTTACTTTTACCTTTCTAAATACTCCATTTGTCAATCCATTAGCACATTCAAGTGCCACATAATCTCCAGCTTTATCTTTTTCTATTACTATGGCAGTATGTGATATCGCCATGAATTCACCATTATTTTTACTGTCAGCGTCCATGAATATTATATCTCCAATTGCTAGATTCTTAAATGTTTCTAAATCTGCTACATCTACTACCCAGTTTTTCTGTACAAAATATTTTCCTATATTAGCTTCATTTCTAGTACTTGGTATAGCCCAGCTAACACTATTATTTCTATTATTATCAGTCTTTTTCTCGTTACCAAAAGGAGATTTTTCATAAGTCCAACCTGTTAATACGTAGTTAAGAAAACAGCTATCATCTATTTGATATTTATTGTTGACCTTCCATTTACTAATGTTTTCGGATGGATTCTTGAAATCTGCGGGAGTTGTACTATTATAACTGAACTTACTATTATTATTATAGTAACTATTAGCAATTTTAACTAGATCAGCTGAATATTTAAATAATGGTTGTGCATAATTAGTGCCTTTTTTCTTAGCTCCAACACTTCCTAAATACGGCTTGTCACTTATTGTAGTGTCGGGATTATAATACACAGATACAATATAAGTAGTACCTACTTTAGGTAATAGTACTCCATTCTTACAGTCCACACCTTCTAGGTATACTGTGCCAGGTTGTATTAGCTTGAATCCTTTTGCAGTAGTGAATACAATACGTGCATAGTAACTATCATTGTAATTTGTTGATGAAGTTGCCGGCACTCTAAATTGTAATTTTGTTAGTGGTTTATTATAAGAGTATACACGTTGACTGTCTAACATTTTATTACTTGTAACACTGTCGCTCTCCCATTCTGCTCCCTCACCAAAGTATAATATCTTTTTCTTATACTCTTTATAATAAGTCTGAGTAGATGTTTTATCCTTCATTCTATAGCCGTCAGTAGTTAAACTGCTAAGCCAGTAATATTTATCAGTGGCGTCACACATATCCTTTGGTTTTCTTAGAAATATTACGTATCTTGTTTTATTGCAGTAGTCTAACATCATATTATTAAGTGAGTCTATTGCCTCGTTCATTTGTTGGTAATTACCTGATTGTGAACTTCTTAAACGAGCTTCCTCACATACAAATATAGGCTTTTTAGGGTATTTCTTTAATAGTGCTTTTATTAGTGATTGATAGTCTTCCACAACGTTATCTACATTATCCCCAAGTGCAGGAACTCCGAAAGCTAACATTACATGACTGACAGTCTTAGGGTATGGTGTTTTGTCTGTAACGCCGTTAACAGTGATATTAGTAATAAGTTTTCCACCCTCTACAAAGTCTTTAGGAGCTGCACTATTAAGTCCTTTATAAGTAACTTCATATGTTGTTCCGTCGTCATCATCTACTATGTCTTTTGGAGGAGTTGGTTTTGTAGCTGATTGATTTTTCACTTTCGCCTCTTTATCTGCTCTTGCTAAGTCCCATGGTCTAAGTATTATACCGTGTGTATACCAATGAGACATACTACCTCTTGAACTATATGTTATGCTCATGTCTTCGTATCTTATTGCTCTAGGCCATTTATAACCTCCACTCGCATGAGCTATCATACGTTTGCCTTTTACTTTTCCACAATACACAACTACGTGATGAGTACCTGCTTTGGCATATTTACTATCTCCACCTGACTTTGATGCCCAAGCAACAGTTACATTTGAAGGAACTGTGGCATTACTCAACATGATTAAGTCACCAGGTAGTAATTCATCAATTGTTTTACTTGTTAGTTTCTTTAATGTATATCCACTATATTTTGTAGCATATCTCACTAGAGAACCATATGCACAATTGGCTCCACCGTATTTAGCAGTTACACTTCTAAGTCCTGCATATAAGTAAGCACAACTACTAAGAGAAGAACACACATAACAGTATGGATTTTTAATTCCATGTATAGTTCCGCTTACTCTGTGTCTTTTGCTATCATCGTAGATACAAGAGCCTGCATAGTAAGTAGCTTTTTTATACTTTTGATGTAAGTCACATATTTCTCTAGCCTTATTGACTATTTTCTTCCTAACATTCTCAGCTACCCCTTTTGTATTTGTAGTATTACCATCTATTTTCCATGTAGGAGCATTTTTAACACTGGCTGCTCTAGACATATCAGACTCAGTTGATACAGCAGTAGCTTCTGCACTCTTATTAGAAGTGGCTGGTTTTACTGCTCCATACCCTCTTTTTTTACCTTTACTATCAATGCAGTATGGTAATTGTCCATCTACTACCTTATACCATCTTAGATACCATTCTATATTTGTAGCAGTTCCCGCGTGTTTATTTGCTACATACCATTTTCTACCATCTGCCCATGCGGCAGTACCTTTCTCTAATTCTTTGAAATATAAAGATTGTACTTTTGAACTTTGCACTGTATATCCATATTTATTGACCCATGATAATCCATTTTTCATTGCAACATATCTACATATCAATAAATCACATCCATATAAACCAAAGTTATATCCAACCAATGCGGCAAATATGTTATATTTAAAACGTTTTAAGGATTTTCTAAGTTCATTACAACCAAACATTACTTGATTAGCTACACCCTTATCCACTTTTATTCCGTTGATAGTACGTGTACCACAACTTTTAGGTTTCATATTACTATAGCTTGGGGTAAAGTAGTCTTTACTACCATCCTTAAATTCTATAGTTTGTTTTTTTCCAAAATATGTCGCACGTTCACATTGCATAAGTCCATACCCACCAGCACTTGATTTAGTAGCCTCATATGGATTACCAGAAGATTCTGCATATATTACGGCATATACTAACTGTGGATCAAGTCCAAATTTTTTACTATAATGTTCTACCATAACATATATTTTCCAATGGTTGGATTTACTTCTCAGATTTTTTAAATCACTATATTTATCACTCCATTTACCTAAATCAAATTTAGCATAATAATCTACTGCTGCTTTGTATTGTTTTGCAGTTTTACTACTATCTTCTTTTTTATCTGGCTTAGGTTGTGAAGAAGGTGTTTTACCTTTTATTTCACCACATTTATATTTAATGCAGTCGTGGATTCTACTATCTCCTATCCATAATCCATTGTCTATGCTCTTTATATTTATGCTTCTGTAATCCTCTGTATCATCGCTTATTTTATCTGTATCATCCCCTGGTTTTATGGGATCTGGCACTACTTTGTCTGTATATTGTTTAATAAGTTTATCAATTAATTTTTTATCCACTCCTAGTTGGTTTAAATAGTTTCTAATAGCAAGTAAATCACTAGCGGTTAATTTACCATGCTTTTTAATTATATCTACAACATCTTTGACTATATCATCCTTATTAAGGGATTTTATTTTGCTACGCAGTTGTTTAAAGTTTCCTAAAGTCACACTATTTTTAGAACGGTCTGTAAAACTGATTTCAAATTTTGAAATACGTGCTTCTAGCTGAATCGGTGGATTAAATTTTCTACTGACAACATAGTTAGTATCACCAACATCAATTTCCTCATAATCTCGTTCAGTCATGTACACTGGTATCTCATAACTAAATTTAGTTTTATTCAGTTCTTTTAGTTTTGCATATCCCTCATGTATTAATGTGTATATATCATCGGCATCACTTTTATATTTCATCAATACATATTTTCCACCATTATTAAGCATCTCATGTGCCTGCTCATCGAATATATAGTTTTGTCCAAGAGGTTTGTCTGTTGGATCGCCTTGTTCTTTTTCCCATTTGACATCACTAATAGTAAGACCATTCTTTCCTACTGGTATAATACCACTGCAGAAGTTTGTAATATCTCCAGTACGTTTCATACCATAACTATTTCTATCACTCTCAAATCGTTTGTATCTCTTAGTACCACGTTCACCACTTGCAAAACAATCTACATAGAAGTTAAACTTACCACGTTTTATATCTACTGGAACTGTTCTAAATTGCCATTCACATTCGTATAATATTGAAGTAGCATTTTGTATAACTGAATATACACTAGTAACTTCTGTAGTCTCTACCCTAAAGGCTTCCTCATCTAATGAAGGACTTACATATCCTACTTTGTAATTAGTGTCCATCAATATTGTTTCTAGTAGTTTTGTAGCGTTCCCATCTGCCACAAATTTTTCTACATAGCTATTATATAATTCAATTCCTATAAACTCCGCATAAACTGTAATAGTTACGTCGTCTATATGTTCAATACTAGTTGTTTTCTTAATTTGCATCAATTTGAAATTATCTTGCCAATAAAATCCAATGTAATTACCTTCTAAAAATATTGGTTGGTCTTGATAACTTACTTTAAAAGAGGCAGTGTAAGTTTCTGCCCCCGTTAAAAGTTCACTGGTATATGTATCATCGTATACTTTTATACTAATTGTGTTTATGGTATTTATAATTTTTATCAGTTTTTTCGTGTTGTCTAAAATATATAAGTTTTTATTCATACATATACCTCCTATTCGCTGGTTAAATTCAAATCTTGGGATGGTGTACTTCTGTCCTCATCAACCACACCTAACCATTTTTCCCTTATTAATACTCCGATACTGGCAGTAGTGTCGTCGCTAAATACTTGTAATGTTGTTTCGCCTTCATCTACAGTAAAGTATGAACTACCGATATCTACTAAATCATTTCTCAGCTCATTGTTTAAATAGCAATCACCATTCTCAAAATCCAAGTCTAATTTATCACCTGCTTCAAAGTATTTTATATTAGAAATCTCCTCACTCTCCGGATTCAATTCATATACTCTTATATCACTAATACCGACTCCACAAGCATTTTCTAACTTATCTGCCATTGTTCCTATATATATTGCTAAGTAACTTAATGGTTCGGTAGAGTATTCGCTACTACGTTTGTTATTAGCTGATACAGATTGTGTAAATGTCCCATCATCATTCTTTTGTACTTGAGCACTATATACATAATATTGTCCTGTCTTTTTTCGTGTTAATGTAAAATATGCATTGGCATCATTCCAACTACCATACTGACCACTCATATAATGATTAGTAACAGTTTTACCGTCTGCATCAACTGTTTTGTCTGTCTTTTCCTTTGGATTATCATTACTTGTGATTAATATGGATTTTTTACTTACACTTACCTCGGCTTGATTATATTCAAAGTAAGGATTAATATCACCTAAATATAATCTAAATATTTGAGTACCATTGACATCGAATCCATATACCTCGGCTATTCCTGTCTTATGGTCTGCATATGCAGGGTCGTCACTGTAATCAACACTATTATCCAATGCTGCTGCCCCTTTAAGGTAATCTATATTTATATAACCAGTATGTTTTTTACCGTTCTTATCCTTCCAAGGTTTGTATATTCTATAGTATGTTATTGTCTGGGATGCACTATTAGAATCCTTTGGTTTATATGTATATGCTCTTTGTATTATTCTCAATTTTGTTCCATATGGTATAGTACATTCTACCTTACTGCCTGGGTTAGGTTTTGTATATACTGCACAACTACCTCCTGTTAATGTTTTACTTGGAGTTAACCACATATTCGCCACGGTGAATTCCTTTACAGTACTTTTAGAATTGTCCTTTACTTGTTTCTTTATATATTTTGCAGATACATAATAGGTCTTAGTTTTATATTTTATCTTTGCCCAACCATTTTGAATTGTTACATCTGTTAATTTTGTACCTTTAGGTATAATCCCTTGAGATTTTCCTTTTGTGCTAGGTTGGGTTCTGTAGTTAACACCATTGGCAGTTACTTCATAATAAGTAACTTTGCCACCCTCAATTACAGTTTCTTTGACCTTCTCTTGCTCACTTAAAACATTGTTAGGGTCCCCATTCTTACCACTTGTCCTACATTGCATTCTCACCATTACTTTAAAATCATCAAGATTTTTACTTAGTGCAATACGTGCACACGCTCCTTTTATTTTCTCTGTGCTACTGCCTAATTCACTAAGTATAAAACTATTACCGCTAGAAGAAATTGTAAATGATCCGCCTGTACCACGACCAGAATTAATATTAGCACCGCTTTGAATTAATGTTCCTACACTTTCACATGGGTTGTGCAATATAAGAGTTTGCTCCTTCTTTGTAGTGCTAAGTTGTAGTTGTGGGTAATCTCCTACTAATATTTTTTCTCCAGTTTTATTATTTTGTAATTGTGCAAAATGTGCGTCTGCACCAAATCCTATACTTACATATGGTAGTGTTGCTAATTCACCATTGTTTTCCACTACAACTGTCTGTTGGTTATCTTCTGCATTGTATGCCTGCACATTGTCACTATAGCTATATGGTGTGTGGCATATAAGTTCAATGTCAGCATAACCACTCATACTATTCTTTTTCTTTACCTTTAATGCACCTTTTAACATACCATAAATTGTAATATTCTCACAAAATTTTATTGGCACTTCCTGTTTGGTACTTAGTATATCGTGTAGACATTGTACACGAGTTTTATATTCCTCCACACTATCTCCTATTATTGCAAGAGATATGGGAATAGAGATGGGGTCATATTTTGCCCCGTCAAATATTTCTCCATCCCTGCTGCTAACATTTATGGTATCGATAGATTTTTCCGGTATGTAAGGTTTTTCTATACTAGTTACTATTGCCAAATCATTTATTTGCGAACCATTAAAATTAAAATAATTATACATAATCCTTATCACCTCTAAATCTATCTTGTTGGTTTTGCAAGTAATCATTTGTGTCTTGTACTGATTTAGCCACCTTTTGCCCTACCACTACTTTGTCCATTATAATTGGAGTGTTAGTATCTTGTAATGCTTTTCTATATTGTTTACCCATCTCTTTATAATCAAATTCTTGTTTACTATCTTGTATTGCTTGTGCCATACTTTTTATTGCATATAATAAACTACTATCTGTGTTGTTTTCACTATTTATATTAATACCGGCAGTACTCATATTAACTTGACCTAGAAATTTATTTGTATCTATCGCAGTTACCAAGTCCTTAGCATAATCCTTAATAGCTTGTATAGTTTTACCTGCATTCGCCTCAATACCGACAGTTACACCGGCAGGAATCATTTTCCCTACCATGTCTCTAAATACTGTTGATGGGGAATGTATACCCAAAGCATCTTTTGCAGCATTTAAGGCTCTACTTGCTATATTTTGCATTGTGCTAAATAAATTACCAGCCGCATTAGTAATACCAGTAATAATACCGTGTATGATATTACTTCCTATACTCACCATTCTTCCAGGTAAACTACTAATACCGTTTATAATATTATCTTTGAATCTTTGTGCAGCTTCTCTACCCTTTTGAGCAAAATTTGCGGCAAAAGATATTACTCTTGAAATTGTTGAAACTAGGAAAGTCCATACACGACCTGGTAATTGTTGTATGAATGTAACTACACTATGTAAGAATCTACTACCAGCTTGTTGTGCTTTACTTGCCATTTGTGCCGCCCAACTTCCAACACGACTAATAGTAGTTGTCAACCATGTCCATATTTTACCAGGTAACTGTTGGATAAATGTAATGGCATTTTGTACGAATTTACTACCAGCTTCATATGCCTTTTGTGCCATTTGTCCAACCCAAAGTACGGCATAAGCTACTGCAAAGCATAACCAGTACCATATAGTTGCAGGTAAATTGCTAAACCATGTTCCTATATCACTTACCATTTGTGGAATAGTTTGAGTAAAGAAGTTTTTTATTGAATCTAAGGCATTACTAGCTGCGGTTTTTATATTATCCCATAGATTAATCCACCACTCTTTAAATCCGTCAATATTATTCCATGCCCAAATAAAACCAGCTACAAGTGCTGCAATAGCTGCTATAACTAATATAATAGGATTAGCCATTAATATTCCCCATAAACCTTGCAATGCGGGTATTACAGTATCTGTTATTATTGGAACAAGTGTATCCATTATAAGTGATTTAAATATTAAGAATGCTGTTCGTAATGTGCCAAATACCGCTTTTATTATTCTAATTGCATCACGCAATTTTAAAAATGTTTGTATACCTTTACCTATAATAAGTAATACAGGACCTACTGCCGCTACTAATAGAGCAATTGTTACTATTGCTTGTTTGACGGGTCCCGGTAATTTTAGGAAGGCTTGAAGTAATTTTGTAAGCATGCCTACTATCAATGATAGAGGCCCAGTAGTATTACCTATATCAAGTTGTACTGCCTCCCAAGCACTGCTTAGTTGCTTTAGTGCCCCTGTTAAATCTGAGTTCATCATATCAGACATTTTCTTTGCAGTACCATTACTATTCTCTAGTTTTTTTGTAAAGTTATCAATACTGTCTGCTCCTGTGTTACATAGAATACCCATACCTTTTATACTATCTGCCGTAAATGTTGTCATCAATGCAGCAGTCTTTTGTGCATCTCCCATACCTTTTGTTGCATTGTCTACATCTCGTATAATATCAGTCATGCTTCTGAAGTTACCATTAGCATCTTGCACTTTTACAGATGTATCACCTATTTGTATTGCACCATTTTTCATCTTTTGTGTCATATCTCTTATGATAGCATTTAAGGCAGTACCACCTTCACTACCTTTTAAACCAGCGTCTGCAAATTTACTAAGTATTGCAGTAGTTTCTTCCAAACTCATACCAGCGTTATGTGCATTAACTGCACAGTTTTTAAACGCTTCACCTAGCATTTCTGTAGTTGTGTTTGAATTAGCTTGAGCATAAGATAGTACGTCTGCCATACGCCCTGCTTGGTCAGCTTCCAATCCAAATGCTGTTAAGTAATCCATTTGTTATTAACGTGGAGCTTTTTATCTATTAATAGTAGGTCGATTCCTACATCCACCTCTGGGAGTTTCCTCCATTTTCATCAACTAGTCAATTCTAGTTCAGTTTGGCATATATTTTCATCTTCATCCTAAATGTTAAGATGTTCGGCACTCTTGAAGGGATTATATTTATTCACCCTTTATGCTCTACAGTGCTTTATAGCCTTTCGTAATCTACAAAGTTACCTCGGTATTAGCATATTCATAAGAACTTAGCCTTCACCGATTTTGCCGAATTCTTTATGCTATGAATTTCTCCATAACCGACCAATTACTCTTAGTCACTAAATCTGATGCTTGTGCTAAATCCATGCCTGAAGCTGCTGCTAAATTTAATACTCCAGGAAGTCCTGCTGCAGATTGTTGAGCATCCCATCCAGCTACTTTTTTCATTGTCTAGGCTCTTTATCCTAGAACTTAGGTTTCCCTACAATGCACTCCAATATTTTTCATATCTTTCTTTTTTTCTTTTTAAAAAAATGTTAGAATCTTCATACATATATTTTATAATATCTCTATCCTTTTTATTAAATCTCAAATTATAATAATGTTCAAATTCTTCAACGTAAATATCTTTATTAAAAACTTTTTTGTAAAATGATAAAACTCCATTTAAAAAACACTCGCTAGCTATAATTAATGAGCATTGTCTTTCTCCTATATATCCGTCTCCATCAAAATATCCTCTTAAAAAGTGTCTCATTAATTCTTCTTTTAAAACAGGAAATTTTAAATTATAAGTTTTATTAGGATACAAACTAAATTTTTCATTCAATATATTTACCATTTTTTTAGAACATAATATAGCTGATTTTTGAGTATTATTTTTTTTATTTTTTAGAGTATTATTACTTCCTACACTTTTTAATAATTGTTCTAAAATATACGAATCTTCATTTTTTAAAGTAACTACTAGAGTTCTGTTTTCTTTATTTATGTACCCATCTGCCATTATTAATCCTAAAAAATAAGCTTTTTCTTCATTATCTATGTTTAAAAAGTATTCTTCATCAAAATAGTATTTTCTAGTATTACTTCTACTTAATTTTATATCGAATCTTTTTTCCCAATTAGTTATAGTTTTAGTACTTACATTGCACATTTGAGATACTTCCTGTAATGTCTTGCCTTCTTCTTTCATCTTTTTAAAAAAATCAATATTTTTATACATTGCATTTCTCCTTTTCATATTTGTTATTCTATATTTATTATAGCATACTCTATATGAAAATTCAAAATAAGAGTTGGACTATATCATTACCCTCGACTTTTTACGTTAGGGTAGAATGCGCTCGTGGATATTTCGGCATATAAAAAAGACACCCTTTTGAGTGTCTATTACTTAGCTTACTTTATCTAGTCTCTACACCTTCTTGAGATTTCTCATCAAGCTTGGTACGGTATTAGCATGTTTATATAAATAATTATAGATTTTTTGTTTCCTTTTTTCAGAGTAAAAAATTTTAGTTTTATACCATTCTTCAAAATCTTTATCACATTTACTTGAATTACAGCTTATACAAACTGGTATTATATTATCTTTCGTATAGTTTCCACCTTTTGATAAAGGTATAAAATGGTCTTGTGTTGCTCTTTTTAAGATTTTACCACAATAAGCACATTCTAAATCTCCATTATCATTTTTAAAGAAGTTTTTGCAATCTTCCCAGTCTTTTTTAGAAAAATCAGAAATTACATTTTTTTCTCTTGCTGCTCTTACCTGTGACATTCTAACACTTAGATTTTTATATTTTTCAGGGTTGTCATTTTTCCATTTTTTAACCCTTAATTTTATATCATCGTTGTTTTCAATATAATATTTTTTATTGTAATTATCTATTTTTTCTTTGTTTTTTCTGTTGTATTCTTTTTTTCTTAGCAATATTTTATCTCTATTTTCATTGTGATACTCTCTTTGTTTTTCTAAAGTACACGCTTTGCATTCTCCATGGAAACCACCGTTTGCTCTTTCGTAAAATTCATCTATATTTTTTTCTATTTTACATTTACTACAAACTTTACTTTTTTTATTTAGTTCTTTTTGAGTTCTTTCTTCCTTTTTATTTTTAGTATTTCTATACCATTCTTTTTTAGACTCAAAAACTTTTTCCCTATGCTTTTCTCTATATTTTTTCCCTTGAATACTTGCACATTCTTTGCAATAATTTTTATAACCATCTTTAGAATTTTTATTTTTAGAAAAAAGAGAAATATCTTTGTTTTTTTTGCAACTACAACATACTTTATTCAAAGTTTATCACCTCAAAATAATTATATCATATTTGCTATTATTTATCCATCCTACTAAAACTATTTATATAAATTTAGCTTTCACCGTTTCACATTCTTTTTTATGCTATAGATTTCTCTATAACCGCGCTAGCCTTTAACGCCATATATCCTAGGGCATCTGCTGCTTCACTTGCACTATAAACGGTGCTCTCACCTAACTGCTTAGCAGTATCTTCTAATAATTTTAAGTCACTACCGGTAGCTCCTGATAATGCTTTAACTTTTGACATTGAATGTTCGAATTGCATTTGTGTTTTTACTACGCTAGCACCTAATGCCATTACCGGCGCTGTTATACTGGCAGTAAGCCCTGCACCTACAGTTGATAGTGATTTACCAAAAGAACTCAATCCTTCAAATTGTGTCTGTGTATCCTTAACTCTTGCAACTGCTTCATTTAGTTTGCTATTGAAATCATTCATCTCTAGTTTTAAATGTGCAACTATACTACCTAAATCTACCCCTGCCATAGCCTCACCTCCTTTTATGTAATAAAAAACTGTAAGACTTTTATAATCTTACAGTTACTAATTCATTAATAAATCTAATCCTGGATTATGATGCTTGCTTTCTTGTATATCTTCTATAAACGTAGGCTTTTCACTCTTTCCATCCTTATTTGGTTGCATTCTATTATAAAGATATGTACATGCTTCATCTATACAGTATCGTGCATATATGTCATCGTCTTCTATGCCTAGTATATCACTAGGGCGACATCCGAAAGTTTTGGCAGTACTAATAACATTTATTATTTTCCTACTTTTGAATAAAGGGTATAACTGCATTAACAGTTCCCGTTGATTCACTCATTATTTGCATCTTTTGAGCGTCAGTCATAAACATTTTTATATCATCAAATAATGGTTCTACCATACAATCTCTACAGATAGTATCTATCATTTCCATTACCATTTTAAGTTCATCTGGATTCATATCAGATGTATCAACTTTTCCCTTTGATTTTTTATTACCTTTACTAATAAATAAATCATCTACTGTTTGTAATAGATTATTAGGAAGTTTTCCCACTGCTATCATTCCTAACATACTCGCAGGTTTTATTCTTACTTCGATTTTTTCGTTTGGTTCAAATCCATCTATTTTTATAATTCTTGTAGCTTTATTTTTAAAAGCTTCAGCACTTATAACACTCATTTATATTCCTCCTAACAGTTTTCTAAACTACTGGATCAGTTGGTACTTCCTCAACAAAAGTTATTTCTTTTATTGGAAGATTAGCTTTCGTATTTTCTCTTGCTTTTATCTTAAATTCAGGTGCGTAATATCCGTCCCCAACTTCCATATCTGGGAATTTTCCATAGCATTTATTAAGAGTAATTTTTACATAATTTACTATGGAGTCTCCTGAATAGTTTGCAACGTATATATCGCATTTAAATGGTTTCCCTGTAAATCCTTCTGTCATCATTGGAGTAGACCATTTTTCTTCATTATCAGAACCAGTAACTTTATAACCTGCAACTAATTCAGCTGCTTTGGCATCAAAAGTATTATCAGTTAAAGTCATATCATATCCGTAGATTAAATCATTAGTTCTTACAACTGCAAGTATTTGTTCTGGACTTCTTAATATATCTTCATCACCTTCGCTTAACACAGCTTCTAATTCTGCCTTTTGTGCAGTTTTAATGTGAGTTACTATTCCACTACTTTTAGCAGCTCCAGTTGACTCATCAAGTTCAGTCAGTACAACTTTCTTGATATTGTATAATATCGCCATGCGTTTCAATCCTCCTTTAATAAATATAAGTACTCGGCGTTTTGCATGATACCGTTGATATGTAGCAATGCAAATTTTCATCCCAGTACTCTTGCTTTAATTCATGTATTACTTCAATGTCATTTTCAGTTAACATTCTTATAACTTTTTTTCTTAATTCATCTAACTTAATTGGACTATTAGGACAATAAATATATATAATCCATATGTCCCATCCGGCCAAATCGTTATTCATGCTAGTTAACACGCTATTTTGTTTTAATACCAAAGTATCTTCTGATATTTTGCTTTTAACTTGTTGCGTTATATCGACTTTACATATTTCACTTAGCATTTCATATATTTTAATACGGTTCACATACATTCACCGCCTATAATCTCAGCGCTAATAACATACTTTTAAATGTTTCAATTTGGCTATCTCTAGCTTCTTCTAATATTTTATATTTACCTTCAAAAGCTCTTCTAGTCTCAAGCCATATACCATAGTCAACACCATGAGTAATAGATATATCAAGTGTTGTTCCTTCCCATTTAGCATCTGCAGTAATTCCAGCTGTTGCACTGCCAGTTCTATCAATCCATTTATGATTAGATTGAGCATATTCTTTCATTTGAGAAGCTACGGTATTACCTATGGTAGTTATTCCTGCCTTAGTTCTTTGGTCCATATTTCTTAGGTTGTTTATTACTTCACTAGCATCTATAGTAATATCACTCATTTAACTCAATCCTTTCAATCGGTATTTCATATAATAAATTGTAGTGTACTATGTCTAAGAAAATCCCAACTCTATAATAAACCCCATCAATTTCAAGATAATCATCTTCTTGTATAAGAATATCTTTCTCATAAGGTATGTATAAAGTTGCCGAGGCATCTAACTCTATAATTCCTTGTCTCTCATTAGTTTTAGTTGGTAAACGTGAACTACTAGCATTGTCTATAATTCCTTTTATTGTACCTATATATGCCATATTCTCGTCTAAATTTTTACATCCGTATTCATCCTCACTATAAATATCCCTGTATACTTTTATCTCTGTGCCATATTGATTGATAACTGCATCAACTTTTGATTTTATAGCATTAATATTCATCTGCTCTACCTACGCACTTCCCAGTTAAAGATTTAGATATAGTTGAAGTACCGCTGGGATTTGCCATCCATTTTTTATAAAACATTTGAGCTAAATTTTGCCACATTTGAGAATTGTTTTTTATACTGATTGGTCCAATTGTAATATCTTGAGCATCTGCTTTCATCATGCAAGCAACATAACATAATTCATTCATGTCATCATATAAATTGCACATAGCTTCTAATTGATCATCTGAGAAATACGGATAATTTTCTTCTTGTAAAAATATTTTCGCTTGTTCTACATTTAACATTAAAATTCCTCCTTACATTAAAATACCCCTAGGAATAGAAGTCTCTAAACCTAGAGGTTATATAAAAGGAATATAAATGAGCTAAATTATATTATATCTCCTTCGCTACCACCTGTTTTAGCTGCACTTATATCTGCAACTGCACAATAATCAATTGCTTCAAATGAAGGTATCATCACAGAAGATACAATTGTAACTACATTCACAGGATGTTTTTCTTTGTAAGTAGTTATTGCAGTTCCTGTGTTCACTATTGATACTTGAGCATCTGAGCCTGTCATAAGGTCTGACTCTTCAGGAGTTGTTCCATACCAAGTTTGTCCTAAATTACCAGATGGCATTATTGCAACCTTATTATCTTCTATCAACGCTACTGGAGTTGTAGATGCTAATCCTGTTGAGTTATCTAAATTTGCAACTTTTTTAGCATATACAAATATAGAACAACCAGTAACATTTTCGACAAATGCTTTTAATTGAGCTTCAGATACAAAATAATTAGTATTGTTATCATTAGGGTACATCATTAAATGTATTTTTTTGCTTTCATATAATTTTAAGAAAGTATTTCTATTCATAACAAGTCTTGTTGGTCTAGTTCCTGTTTTAGTTTCCATATAATCACACCAAGCTATTATATCTCTAACTGGATCAGATGTATCATTTCCCCATCCAGCAGTTCCTTGTCTTGGCTTAAAACTATTAGCTTGGCCATAATCATATATATATTTTGCTCTTCCGTCTGCACTTACTACACTTATTTTACCTTTTATTAATAGTTGCATTCTCATTATTTCAGCTTGAACCCTAACGCCTTCTACTAGTCTAGCTGTTTCATTGAAAATATTTCTTATAAGAGGTAAAGCCAATTGAGATTGTGGATTATTTAATAAAAGATTTATTTGTTGTCTATCTTTTTCACCAATTCTCATTGCTTCTCTAAAGAATGCCATTTCAGTGGCAACTCTGTCAAATCCTTCTTTTTCTCTCATTCTTGCTTTTGCATCATAGTTAGAAGGTTGTATTGCTACTGGCAATCCATTTGCCCCTTTTAACCAACTTATATCTGTTCCTAATTGCTTTTGCGCCGGGAATAAAGTTTCACCAAAGTATGGTATTTTATTTTCTGGTTTTTCAGTTACAAAAGCGGCTATTTCTTTTGCGTTTATAAAATCAAATAAATTAATATTCATATTCTTTGCCTCCTTTGAATTATTGTGCTATTGCATGAATTAATGGTGCATCTAAGTTAGCTGCATCTTTTAGTCTATCTTTTCTAACGAATCCATGAACAAGTACTGTTACATTTACAAAGTCATCAGTATTTTCAGTATAATCATCTAATCTTACTGTATTGAATACTATTGCGTTTCCTGTAGCTTTAGTTGAGCTTGCTGCAGCAGCGGATTTAGTAACAGTTCCATCATCTGCAAGTGCTACCACTTGTCCAGCTAATAATGCTTTATTTCCTGCTGGGTCAGTAGTAGTAAATGTTTTTAATACTGAATATTCTATTTTAGCAGTTACATTAACATAATGGTCAGGAAATGCTAAAAAAGTTTTTTCAGGTGCTAATATTTTTGTAGTATTTAATTTTGGCATGTTATTTTCCTCCTATTTTTTAAAGTAATAATCGCTATCTATTTGTTCATCTGAATTTGGTTTGTTTTGTTTCGATAGCATTTTTCCAAAATCTCCTTCATTTGTTGTCTTAGAACCAAATAGATTTAAATTACTTGGTTTTCCTGGTGATCCAGTTCCAAAAAAATTAAATCCACCTTTATTTTGTTGTTCTTCAATTTCAAATAAATAAGATTTTTCTTTTTTAAGGCTTTCTACTTGCTCTTTAATTCCAGTAACTTCACCGTTGGTACCTACAGTTATTTTACTTTTATCTAAAAAAGCTAGTATATCTTTACCTGTATTGTCCTTAGCTTTAAATTCTAAGGCCATATCTTTTACGGCATTATTTAATTGCATTTCCTTAACAGTCTTATCATAATTTGCTATTGAATCTTCTAAGACTTTTATCTTTTCAGAAGCTCCTTCTGTACCTTTTAATTCATCTTTAAGTGTCCCTATTTGTGTATTTAGTTCTTTTATTTTATCATTGGAGTTTTTAAGCTCCGATATCTTAGAATCTAATCTAGTTTTAGGTACATATATATTTTCTTTACCATCATCAACGAAAATTTTACATCCAGCTTCTTTTAAAGCATCATTTATTTTATTCTCTATTTCAGTAGCATTATCTAATCCTGCTAAGAAATCTTTTAATTGTTTTGCCATATTAAATCCTCCTTTTACATCCTGGTGGATGATATATCAATGTTTTTACTAAAACATAGAAAAAGTATTTTTATCATACAAGGTTATGAAGTAACCAGGAACTTAAGCCTTTTTACGCCATGCCTAGGGCATAAAAAAAGATAACCCGAAGGCTATCCTGTTATTTATTTCAAAATATAAATTTAAACTTCCATTAAAGCTTTTGTATTAGTTTGTTGAATGAATGTTTTTATTTGATTATAATCCCAACCACAATCCACTAATCCACTTACTAAGCATTCCATTGATTGAACTGCTTTTAATTCTTCTGAACTAAAATAATCTCTCGGATTAGCTTTTTTATCTATTCCATATTCTTCTCTTAGTTGTTTAGCATTTTTATTAAATATTACTTTGTAAATACAGTTTGTATAAGTTGAATATGCATGTCCATGCATTCTTTCATTTTCATTTGATTGTTGGATTGATTTTGTTAATGCTTGTCGTACCGCTATGCCCTTTTGTCTTTCAACTAATTTTTCTTTTAGTTGTTTTTCCATAGCATTGAATTGTTTTATGTAAGCTAACTTAAATTGCATTGCTTTTTCTGTTGTATATCCCATAGCTAATAATGTAAAACCATCTCTATTCATATAATACATAGGTAACTTTTTACCATTTTTAGCTTTATAATTACTTTCAAAGAACAAACCCGAAAATTCGGGGCTACTAATTTTGTCTTCTATTGTTCTTATGTCTTCAAGAACATGGTAGTGTTCTTTTTCAAAAGTTTCTGCTACATCTAAGCTGCTTACAACAGTTACTTCTTCTTTATTTAATTTTTGTACTTCTACTAACATTAACATCAATCCTTTCCGTTGATTTATTATTTTTAGAAGGCGGGTAATTATCCCGCAAGTTCTCTATATTCATATTATTTCCAATTTATGGATTTTAAATTAATGAAAGATAATAAAAAAAGAAGCTAAATAGCTTCATATCTTGTTCATTCATATTATTTAATCTCCTCATATTTCTTTTCAAATACATCAGGTTTACATGGATAATATTCTCCTCTTAATCCTCTAATAATATAATCACCTTGAGTCGCTTTCATAAGCCCTTCTAGAGTTTCTATTAATAAATAGTTTCCATCAGATTGAGGTCTGTTTATCCTATACACCAAGTCATGACATAATTGTGCTTTTCCTTCTGTAAATTCAATAACTTCATCTATTGATGCGTTTGTAAATTGAATAGCTTCTATTTCACAAGGTTTTGTTTTGTATCTTGCCATAATTCTTCCTTATTTATCAATTCTTACAAAGAAATTTTCCTTTAAAGGCTTACAGGTTTCTAAATATTGTTCCCTTATGTTTCTATCTATTCTAGTATCCTCTAGCATAAAAATAAATGAAGCTATTATATCTTTAACTTCATCCATTTCAGTCATTTTAACTTTTATTGTCATTGTATTTGTTGGTTTCTCTATCATATTTCCTCCCTATAAATCTTCATACAATATATCCATAGTTCCACTGTTTTCTTCTCCTCTAATCCATTTGCCTATGTCTTCTGCCATTTGAATATTAGATACTTCTTTTCCATTTATACAGAATATATTTTCAAGATGACATAATCCATTAGGATGGTCAAAAGGGCAATCTTCTACATCAAATATTTTCCCATCTCTATCCTCACATTGTTGACAAGTTCTTCCCGCTTGATGGACACTATGCCATTTTAACTTTCGGGCATATGGATTTACTTTGTTTGCATTCTTTTGAGTTAATTGTGCTTGATGATTAAGTGTAGTTCTTGCAAGTCTTAATGCTTCATAATCTATGCCACCAGCTCCATACCTATTAGCATAAGCACTACCTAACTTTTCTTTTATCTTAGCTTTATCCCAAGTCTTATGGCCTTGTTTAGCAAATTGAGTTAAATTTTTAGCTATTTCAGTAGCTCCTTTTCCCTCAGCTATCATGCTTGTAATAGCTTCTTCTATCTTATCACCACTTCTGCTAACACTTTTCCATAGTCTTTTGCTAAGTCCTTGGCCATCTTTATATATTTGCCCTTTAATCATTTGCTCTATTACTTGTCTATTAACTATATTGACATTTTTCTTGATTTCTTTGTATAGGTCTGTGTCTTTATAATAGTCTACATCTTTCGTTAAAATATCAACATGTGCATTAAGAATATTATCAGTAACTTTCATATTGTATTCTTTAATAATTTTTAGAATTTCATTATGTAATTGTTTGCAGTATGCTGTTCTTGCTATTTGAGTTGCATTTTTCTTATGTGAATTAGCTTTATATTGCTTCAACATACTATCAAAAGCTTTATTATATGCTTTAAGTATTGCTTGTTGCTCTTGCTTATTAAGTTTTAATTTGTTTCTTTTTAGGTAATTATTTAAATCGTTTAAATATCTATTCATATTAACCACCCAAATATTTTTCTTTAAGTTTTTTACCTCTTATGCAATTCTTAGTTTTTATAATATGATAATCTCTTATAGCTTCTTTATCGTTTACATCACTAATCATCTTATTTCTTAGCTCTATAGCTTTAAGCATATCTTCTCTAAGCTTTTCATCTGTTACATTCACAGTGTACTCTTTATAACATTCAGGACATTTAAAATAAGTTATTTGCATATTATCTTTTTCTTTTGTGTGAAGTTTTATTGTGAATTTTCTATTGCATTTATCGCAAATTGCTTTATCCATTGCTTTCACCACCAGCAGTAAAATCATCTAATCCACTAGAACTATTAAGTGTCATATTAAGTTTATCTTGTTCATCTAAGATTTCTTCAAATTCTTTATCTGCTTCTTGTGCTTCTCCAAAGTCTCTAATATATGATTGATGAGAACGTACATTAGCTTCAACTTCTTTCATAGCTAATTCTTTTGTCTCTGTTTCATCATCTGGTATTGGATAATTATGATAAAATTCTAATGATGTATTTAAATTTAAATCCTCAATGTTTTCTACATCTCTATAAAGATTTCCTTTGTTGACAGTTTCAATTATTATATCTATTAACCATCTAAATGCATCGTCCCATTCTTGCCATTTTTCTTCACATCTTCCTATTAAATCATCATTTAACATTCTAAGTGCTTTACCGCTTGCTACATTAACTAATGACTCTGGCAAAGGTTGGTCCATCAACTCGTACATATCCTTTTTTAGCCCAGTTAAATAACTATCGGCTGCAGTTTGAAAGTTAAATGCAGAAGTTAATTTGCCATATGTAGGAGTAGGAATATTCCCATCTATTGTTAAGCTTTGGTCTCCTTTTAAATCAATTATTGAACCAGGTGCTATTTTAATACCAGCAATAGAATTAGGATCTGCATTTACAAATACATCTTGTTCAAACATTTTAAATTTTAATGCATCTCTATAATCGGAAATAGTTCTATTATAATCCATGGCCATATCCATTAAATCCTTTATATCACTATGTCCTCTTACATCTCCTGTTAGTCCATCGTTGAATATTATTTTACATGGCAATTGATTTAATCCTGTATTCCAATCCTGCTTAATCTCTTCTTTCTCTTTTTCACCGTTTTCATTTACTGTTTCTATATATGCCTGAGTATTTATACCGTCAACAACTTGATAAGTTGCCCAGCATTCATTACCTCTCATTTCATATATCCATTTATGCCATCTTTGTTCAGTCTGTAGTTTACCTATAGTCGTTTCATCTTGGTATGCTATTTGTACTTTTATCAATTTATCGCAATCATTTGGGTCATATTCATATGTGAACTCTGGCATTGTATAAAATCTAAACCTAATAGGTTTTTCTGATAAAACATTTCCTTTGTCGTCTATATCAGTAATTAAGCAAAGCATTACTCTTTTACCAATTGTACAATCTAAAAAAGCTTTAGAAAATTTATTCCAAAACTTACCTTCATTTAATATTTTATTTATTATAGCTTTTTTATTGTCAACTCTTTCAACATCTGCTCCATCGATTGATTTAATAATAAAATCTGGTTTTACCGCGGTCATAAATCTTTTCTGCTTTTTCATTAATTTCTTAGTTATATTTCTGATTTCTCTAGTAGGCTTATAATCGTCAGTTTTCACTTTCCATAGTTGCCCTCTTTCATCTTCTGTATCATCTTCAATTGTTTCTGGTCTACCTTCATAGAATTCATAATATTTTTTTACTTCCTGGAGTTCTTTGGCGAACTTGGTATCAGTACTATTTAATCCTAGTAATGACTTTTCTATTTTGTTATATATATCCACTTTATCACCTCCTATTCTCTTGCTCCTTTACCGCTAAATAGTTTAAGCTCTCTATCAAATGTTCTATGTATAGTTGTATCTGTCATTAGCGCATATCTTATCTTATCCATGGCATGGTCATTTATTTTTACAACCTCTTCTTTTCCTTTGTCTAATTTATCACTATCCCATACATACGAACCAAATTCTTCTATATCATGAATGCAGCTTGGATCTAAAGTGAATTTATTTATATTAAGTAAATAAGATACCATTTGTATTCCTATTTCTACATTGTTTTTAGCTGCTATAATTCTTATATTATGTCTACTAAAATATTCATCCTTTAGTAATTCTACTCTTAGTGGTGCTGCACTTGGGTCAATAGCAATATATTCTGGCATAACCATGTTTTCTCGTATAAAATTCTTTAAATCTGACACATATTCTTTTACTGTTTTTTGCCCTTCTTCTCTACCATTATGATAATAAGATGATATTTGATGATATCTCTTTTCAGGTGCATAATATCCAAATATACCAAAAGTAGTGGCATTTTGTATCCCAAAGTCTCCAGCTATGAATATCCTTGTCCAGTTTCTTTTCATTTGAACTGCGTGTATTTCCGGATTAAACATAGGATATATAGCTCCATCTGCCACTGCCCATTGCATTTGTTATCGTAAAGACTCTTTATCCTTTACTTCTATACATTTCTATATAGTTCAGACTATCTCATAACCTTCAACTTTACTTGGTAAGGTTTTGGATTTCGTGTTACTCGATGTGTTCGTAGAATTTAATAAATAAATCAAATTTATTTCTCATGCTTTCAATTTGCATAACATATGGTTTAATTAAATTCCAAATGATTAATGCATTATCTTTATTAAAATATAAATATTCATATTTTTTATCTTTCATAATTGAACCTTCTATCCTATATGTTTGTTCAAAATGTTCAAGAGTTAATAGTTGT